GGCAACTCGATGTTCATGTTCCAGAAGAGGATCGAAGACAACGGTGATGCCGTTGACAAAGGTCTTCAGAAGTTGGGACTGAACATTCGACAGATTCGAGAGCTCCGGCCAGACGAACAGTTCCTGAAAATCAGTGACGCATTGCGTTCTACTGAAGGTGACGTCAACAAGAGTGCGGTAGCCTTCGAGATCTTCGGTCGTCAAGGTCGAGACATTCTTCCGTTGTTGTTGAAACCTCTGCATGATCTGACTGAAGAGAGTTCGGCACTCGGCGATACATGGACAGAAAAGGACGTTGAAGCTGCCAAAGCATTTCGATTCGAGATGTCGAAGATGGCAGCAGAGACCGAAGAAGTCTGGACCGTGCTCGGTCGTGAGGTTGCGCCGGTTACCAACGAGTTGACATTGGGATGGCAGCGTATGAAGTTGGCAATGGCCAACGTCGCGCTGACGGCCTTTGAGTTGGTCTCGCTGAAACCGGTGGCCGGATGGTTGGGTGAGAACGCTCTCGCAGCCGAAACCGCTGCGGCCAAACAAACGGTTATCAATAACGCCATGGCACTTGGTGCTGAAGAAGGGATCAAGTACGCTGAGGCGGTTGAATTCGTCAACAAGGCTACCGGACATGAAGCTGAAGAGACGGATAAGGCCGCAGAGAAACTTAAGGAACTGCATGAGCAGTTAGTTCCTCTCACCGCAGCCCAACAAGATCAAATCCTCGAACTGAATAAGTTCGGGGTGTCTATTAAGGAGATCGCGGAACTCACCAACACCAACACCACGGCCGTAAAGGATCTCATCGATACGACCAAACAGCATGCTGAGGAAACGAAGAAAGCTGCTGAGGCGCGTATCAAGGCCGAGGAAGCTGCGTTCAAGGTTGAAGAGAAGAGCATCCAGGAAACGTCCAAACTCTGGGACGACTACTTTACCTTGCGGACGAAACATTCCGGGACCACGATCGATGCGCAGATCGCCGGCATCAACGCGTGGTTCAATGCAGAAGTTGGCAAGCTCGATGACAGTGATAAGAATTGGAAGGCTCATTACGAAGCGTTGGCTGCCGTTGCAAAAGAGAAGATCGATGACGTGATGGTCGATTGGGATTTTCTCGCATCACATTCCATCGAATCTTTGCAGCAACAGGCGGAAGTTGCGCGCAACACTTACGAAGAGATGACGATGGGCTCTCAACACTTCACTCGTGAAGCGATTGAGGAGCAGCGTCTGAAAATGATGGAAGCCGAGGATGCCGCACGTGGTCTGAGCACCACGATCGTAGACGGTCAGAAAGCGGCATCGGATGCCATCAACGAAACGACGATCAAGATCCAAACTCTCTCTGGCGAATTCATCTCTCTTGCTGAAGCACAGAAGCGTCAATCACAGGGAGGATCGAGTCAGATTCCCGAACTCACACAGTTCGAGATTGATCGGACACCGGGTGGGGCGGACGCGTTGTTGGCGGAACTTGAAAACCTTCAGAGGCAGATGGACATTCCGGTCAAGAGTGAAGCTGAGTATTATGCAAGGCTCAAGATCGAAGTTCGGTATCATCAACTACTGAACGCGTATGAAAAACTCAAGGCCCAGTCGAAAAAGAAAACCAAAGGATTTGCTGAAGGTGGCATGGTCGATATCATGGTCGGGGAACAGGGACCCGAAGTGATGCGCGTGCCTCTTGGGACCACGGTCTTTCCAACCGGCCTGGGTGGTGGATCGAATGCAGGGCCTTCGGTTACCAATCATTTCTACGTAAACGGATCTGCTGAAGATGTGGCAAAGAAGATCAGTCAGATCTTTATGCGTGATCTTAAGATGCAACGCAAATTCGGTGCTGCCTAAAGGGGAGTAGACTATGGCAACTGCGGGTTTTGAAGAACTGCTCATCACGGCTCAAGTAGATGGTACCGCTGTTACGGCCGCTGCCGCAACGACGCTGTTGCCTCCTGCCGCACTGTACACGTTGCCAGCAAATTTCTTCAGTGCCATTGGCAAGCAACTGCGCATTGAAGCCTCGGGTCGTATCTCATCCGTCATCACCACTCCCGGTACGGCTCGGTTTGATGTCCGACTGGGAGGCACGGTAGTGTTCGACGGTCAGGCGATTCTTCTCGACACCGTTGCAGGACACACCACGGTCGGTTGGAAATTAGACATCCTGCTGACTTGCCGTGCTATTGGTACGGCAGCCAATGTGTTCGGCATTGGTACATGGACCTGCGAAGACATTCTCGGAGTTCCGGCGACTGCACCGAAGGGTGTACTCACCGCGATCTTGCCATGGAATACGACACCCGCAGTGGGTGCCAACTTCAACTCTACCGTCTCTCAGCAAGTGGACTTACAGTTCACCCAGACGGTAGCGACTGGGACTTGTACATTGCATCAGTACGCGTTGATGAGCCGGAACCTGCCGCAGTAGGAGTCGTCGATGCCGTCTGGACCGTTTGACAGTCAGCAACCGTTCGGCACAGATGGTCCGCCATTTGATCGGACACCTGCCTACGATACTGTTCCTCGGATTGTTTCACTCACACCGAACGCTGGACGAGCGATAGGCGGTACGGCCGTCACGATTACCGGTTTCAACTTCCGGTATGCGAATGACGGCTCCGCACCTGCCATCACGTTCGGCGGTTCACCGGCTACCAGTGTGGTGGTGGTCAGCGCGAATTCAATCACGTGCACTACTCCGGCTCATGCTGTCGGCGTGGTGGACGTAATCATTACGATCCAGACACAAGTTGGCCGACTGACAGCGGCATTCACGTACGTTCAAGCTACCATCGTCAGCCTGCTTCCGGCATACGGTCCGATTGCCGGAGGGACGGTGGTGCTGATTGCCGGCATTAACTTCCAAACCACTTCAACCTATACCGTGACGTTCGGTGGATCGGCCGCAACCGACATTACGTTATTCGATACGGGTCATATCTCAGCGATCACACCCAACCATGCACTCGGGTTTGTGGATGTGGTCATCAGTGATGGTGTGGAAACGTCCACACTGCGGAACGGATTCCAGTATACACTACTGACGCGTGGTGAAGATATCCGTCGTCAACCGGGGATCTCCATCCGTGATGTTTTGAACAATGCCCCGAACACCTGTACTTTCCGAGTGGACGGACGAGGAGGGATTCCGAGATACGGAGAGAAGATCGAGATCCGAGATGAATTCGACGGTAACCGATTACTGTTTGCCGGTACGGTACTACAGGTCAATCAAGAGTATGAAGAAATCACGAGTCAACTTGCATGGTCAGCGACGGCTCAAGACTTTACATGGCTGTTGAATAAATACCGTCCGGTCGGCAGTTTCAAGAACATGTCGGCCAGTGACGTCGTGAAAGCACTCGCGAAGTTTGCACCGGGGTTTGACTTCACCACCTACGTGCAAACGAACTTGGCAAAGGTGACGGCCGAGTTTGACGGCTCCCTTGAGTTCTCCGCGTGCTTGAATGCAATTGCCGAAGCGATCGGCGGTGGTCACTGGTACATTGACTACCAGATGCGGTTGCATTTCTTCCATCCTCCACTTACGAATTCGTTCATTGTCATTCTCTTAACCGGTCCCGGTACCCCGGTCACCTTGGCCGAAGGCAGTAGCATCACGACCGTTTTCTCCTTCAAGGAAGGGTTCTACGCGTTGTGGGTATCGTTCGTCTACGACAACGGCATCGAAACGGCACTCAGCCCACTCTCGAATTTCGTTGGGATGCAGGGAACGAAACAGTTTACGATCACAAGCATTCCCACCGGTGCAGTGATCGGTGCGCACACGTGTACCAAGCGACGATTGTACTATCAATTTATCGGTGAGGATAAGATCACACCAGTCGCAAAGTTTTGTGAGATCCCTGACAACGTCACGGTGTCTCTCAATACGAACTTCGGATCGAGTGGATCTTCCGTAACGACGGTGGTAGACATTGCAGCCAGCGTGCCGCTGCCATCTATTCCAGTTGCCGCACCGCCAGCCGCACCCACCCCGGCACCATCTGTGGCTCAGGGTACCGCAACCGTTTACCGTCCGCAGTTCCCTCCGTTGATTGGCCGTCATGAAGTGGCCACCTACACGAGAGGACCGTGGGCGTTCAAAGTCAGTTGTGTTTATCAGAATGGATCGGAGTCGTTACCGTCACCAGCGAGCAACGTAGTCATTTTGGAAAATCTCTCGGCATCCCTCACCAACATTCCGATTGGTACCGCCGTCAATGGCGTACCGGTTCTCGGCCGGAAAATCTACGCGTCATTCGGCCAGACGAATTCAAAACCGTTTTCACAGGTGGTCGCGGAACTTCAGGATTCAGTTAACCGGAATGCCCTGTTCGATGAGTACGCCTGGATCATCGGTGTGTTAGACGCCAGACGCCTGCAAGATCTTGGCACGGTGCCGACAAACTTTAACGACCTGGCCTTGCTGATTGGCTTCGGCGATACCTACGCGTTGATGGAAAGTTTCGTGGACCCGGACTGGTCTCCGGAACATACGCGTATGTGGTACTTCCTCGCGGACAACACCACCACGCAAGCCGAGATTGGTCCCGGTACTGGCGAAGGCTTCCCTACTAACTCTGGTGAGGATCCAAAGATTCCTGTCTGGCCGAATCCGGATGGGCCGTATCTCGAAAACTTTAATCTGCCGGATGATCTGACGAGTAGCAATACCACGTTGTTGCATGATCCTCCTCTCACGATGAACCTGGATGTCTCACAGGTGCGCAACCGAGTGAACGTTCGTGGCGGTGGGAGTGTCGTGGTGTATGCAGCAATCATTGGTGGTCGTGAACTTCAGATCGCAGACTGCGCGTTCTTCTCTCCAACCGGTGGCATCGTTCTTGTAGACTCTCGTGTGTTGGCATATACCGGGTTGACTGCAAAGTCTGGACCCGGACGTATCCAACTTCGAGATCCTCTGACAGCGGCCGTAGCAGACGGAGCAAATGTTCGGCTGTTCTTCCAAGCAGAAGATCCCGCGTCCCAGTCTATCTTTGCATCCGCAGAATTGGATGCGAACGGTCTACCGACAGATGGCGTACACGAGTACGCACTCGACGATACGTCATTGGTGAATCCGTTCCAACTATTCATGCGGGCGTACGCAGAGTTGGAACTGTTCTCCATGCCGGTGATCCGAATCAATTACGCAACACGTGATCCAAAGACGCGATCTGGTGCCACCATTCATGTAGACCTGACCAATCCACCGGTCAAGGGTGACTTCCTAATTCAAGATGTCACCATTGATCAGATCCATGACGAATCCGATGCGTTAATGCCACGTTACACGGTGACCGCCACATCTGTGAAATTCGATCTCAATGATCTGCTGTTGAAGATCATCAATGCCAACAGTGGGCCCAGTCTCTCCGGAGTGGTGGCGGTCACACAGATCAACGAATCTGTAGCCAGTGGAACGGTAGACACCGGTCGCGATGCCAACGTGTATGTCCATGGCGGAGGAGGCAGCGGCGTCACCTATCAGAATACCGGTACCAACGTAGTGTCCGCATTAAGTACGGCTGCAGTATTTGATCCCGCAGAAATTGATACGGACAACGGTGCAACGAATTTTTCGTGGGCGACATTCAACACCGCAGCGTCCATCAACAGTTCGTCTGGCATGGGTGTGACGGGTGGTCCATGGCGTCAACTCGAACGCACCTTCGATTTGATCATGCAGATCAAGACACCGATTGACCTTACCAATATTGGATTGTGGGTGGGCTTAGCACTAGGCACCGGCATACCGGCTGGTGCCACACCAACGAACCAAGCAGCTGTGACATTTCGTTATCGAAGTGGAGTGGACACCGGATGGGTGGGACTGGTACAACCCCTTGGCGTGGGTGCGCCTTCGACCGTTGTACAGATGGCGGCGATCGCCCCGTCGAAAGTCTATATCATGCGGATTAAATCCACGCCAGATTCCGCATCGTTCGCGATCGACGGTGTGACCGGTTTTACTACCATCACTCGAACCGATACCAATTTGCCTCTCGGTACAGGAGCCGGATCATCAGGAGCCGGACTGCTGGCTGTGACCATCGGGGTATCCACACAAGCGAACGTCGTGAAAAAACTTTCCTTCCGCATGTTACGGTGTCGGTCAATCACATAAAGGAGATATCATGGGAGCACCGGTAGCCTCACAACGACTCGTAGACATTGTCAACGCGTTGTATCACATGCACACCGATCTTGCACAGGGCAGCGAGGACGACCGCCGGACACTCACCCTGATGATGGCGCAACAAGCACGTCTGGATCTCGGTGCAGCCTATGGAACCAAACGTGCGGATCCCGGTCGTCCACCGTCCAAAGATGCGATCGCGTACCAGGATGTCGTGAACGACAAGTTGTACGCGTGGGACTGGCAAAACGGTTCCACACGTGAACCACAACTGCACGCCGGAGATACGGCCGGAGATATTACGGGGCAGGTGTTCATCGTGGTCTCGCCGGTAGATCATCTCGGCGGTGAAATTCCCACACCCATGCCGCCGACTCCCGGTCCGTGCAATCTTCCCGGTCGCGCGGAGATGATGCAGGAAGGCGATTGGCTCCATCATTATTACAAAGCACCGGAAGGCTTGCAACGGCCGGATGGACTCTGGATCAATGGTGGGCCCGATTGGGAAGGGATCGGTGCGTGGTTGTTCGACGTGTATCTGTCGGCACGGACCAAGGGTACGTCGCCCGCAGATGCTCGCGCACTGTACGTCGATCAGATCCGGCATTCGGGAGAGTGGCAAGCCAAGCATCCCGGTGAGCAACCATAATGGATCCGCTCACTGCCGCGTTGAATGCCGCTGCGGCGATCGCCAAGTTGATTGATGACGTGGTGCTGTACCAGACCATGGTATTGGATCGCGCCGACGATGCTACCGCGAAGGCCTTAGCTGAAGCCCATCTCAAGGAACGAGAACGGATGCTCGCGATGGGGGATCCGTTCTTCGATCTGGTGAAGAAACTCAAACCACCGAAGGAAGATTGACATGTTGATGCTTATCCTCACGTTGGCACTGATCGGCTTCGTGGTCTATTTGATCACGAACTACATTCCGATGCCGCCGATTTTCAAGACCGGCATTCTCGTCATCGTCGCGGTGTTCGTGATTATCTACTTGATGGGCATCCTCGGTATCGCGGATCTGCCTGTCCCTCGGATGCGATAAAAGGATCATGGCTGAACAGACACCTGAACTTCCACCCACGACCACTACCGAAGAGGACCGACATACTGCGAGCCAGAGACAGATCAATCGTATCTGGGAACTCACTCAATCGTTCGTGGCCATTGCTGTTACCATTGCGACTCTGTACGTCGCCGCACGGCTCGCACTCAACGATCAGAAAGGTGATGCCGCGTTTCTGCTCCTCTCGAACGCATTCTTCCTCGTGATTGGATTCTATTTCGGCCGGACGAATCATCAACGCATCGGAGGGGTAGACCTTGGCCGGTAACCCGGCCTGAGCCAGACCTCCGGGAGACCGGAGATCGCCCACCTAAGGCCATGCCTAGGCCTAGGGCGTACCTCAGGGAAGCCGGAACCGCCCCAAGGCCTTGAAGAACTGGCCAGCTTGCCACGACCGCCCCTCTCCCTATAGGCCGGGATGGGGAGGAAGGTCGTGGTTCCTAACCAATTTGCTTGTAACCCCTGTGGATTGAGTCACTTACGGGTGGGTTCTGACCCATGGGAAACCGTCCGTAACCCCTAGCAACGAAGGGACTTACGCCGGTTCCCCATGGGGTGGGCCTTCCCATAAGGAAGGCGTCCGGCCGGGTTATGAGGTCCCCGGAGAGCTCGCTCCGGACGCCATGCGCAGCACACGTGCCAGTTTGAATTTTGTCTGACCTTTCATGCGTCGCAATTTGATTTGCAGACCGGTGGTGCGAGACCGTTCTTCATCGGTGGTGTACATGCCGCAATTCGTAATACATTCGTGCACGTAGTCGGAGACACGCCACTTGTGCTTGTAGCTGCTGCCGGTGCGCACGACGATATCGAGCACGTGCAAATCCTGCAACAGCCGCAACACGGTGGCTTGCGGATATCGCGTCTCGGTCGCGAGCTCCACGGTCGAGACCGGTCCGCGATCCCATGCGAGATGCAAGATGCGCAGCACGTCTTCCGTGCGCTGCATCACGGTATCGAGCATCACCTTCTTCACGATTATGAAATCGTCTTCGTTTACTTCCTCGCGTTTGTGCAGCATGGCCAACGACCGCGCCAACTTCGCGAGTTGGATCCCTAACCGACTACCGACTTCTGCTGACGGCCTGGACGTGATGACATCGTTGCGGTACGAATCTCGAGACACCGTGCCGCGCATACGTGCACCGAACTTCCCCAGCCAGATCAATCGGTCTTTCAGTTCCGGAGAGATCGTTGGGAGCACCACGTCTTTCAAGGTGCGTTCCACGAACTCTCGCACCACGTCCCGGATCTCTTTCTTCATCTTGGTCTCGCGATCGGTGTTGTCGATCGCTCTCGAGATGATCGCGTATTCGTCCGGGTGGTTCAGATTGTCGGCCATGCTGAACTTCAGAAACCGTTCGCCAAGTTGTGCATGCCGTGTGCCGACATCGTAGATCATCGGCGTCACGGCCGCGATCACCGTGAACCGTGAATCGTAGGCGCGTTCAACGCCGTTGCCAAATACCTTGCCACAAGAGCCGTCGTAGGCGTCACGCAAGATGCTAAAGATCTCGTCCTTCTCCTGATCCTTCGCACCCATCACGGCGGTGAAATCTTTGACCACCAACACTCGGCCGTTCAGTTTCGGAATGAGCGACGGATCCTGTTTCATGCCAGCGAAGTTTGCACCAGAGATCAACGAGTGCGGCGTGACGGTGCTTGTGGAATAGACGTCATCCAGATCGTGTAACGATGAGATCAGTTCGGTCTTCGCGGATCCTGGTGGGCCCACGAGGAACAGCCACACTGGCGGACCTTCGAGTCGCTGCGAAATCATCGTCGCCAGCAGTACGTCGATACCGTTAGTGCTGTCGAGGAACAGCCACTTCCGAAACACATCATGCACATCATCGAGTGTCGGCGGTTTCTTCCATGCGAGTCGTAGCTTTCCTTTCTTCCTCTTCAGAGTGTACGTCTGAGGCTTCGCTGGCGGCAATTCTCGAACACGTGGTTTTGGTTCGTACAGTCGCGTCAGTCGTGCCCACGATTTCTTGGGTGTGCGTTTAGTCAGCCCATACACGATCCAATCACGGACATCAAACCCTTCCGGGAGATCTTCCGGCCAGTGTACGTAGGTCACGCTCTTGGCCACCCCAGCGAGCCGTTTATCAATCAGCTGCTCCCCGGCTTCGCCTGCACTGTCTTTGTCGTAGTGCGTGTGCACGATGCGTCCAGCGAACCACGGGATCCATTCCGGCTTAAAGATGCCGGCACCAGGCACGCCTACGCACACTCCGGGGATCCCGATCTTCTGCATGATGAGCGACGCGGCCACCGTGTCCCACTCGCCTTCGAAGAGATAGATCGGTTCGGACTTGCGGCCGATACGCTCGGCTCCCAACAGTCCGACATGGCACCCACCGGTCGAAATCATGTTCCGACCCAGGTGATAGATACGAATGTCAACGACGTTGCCATCCAGATCACGAATCGGAATCGTATAGTTCCGTCCATCCCAACCCACCTGCCAATTCTTGAACGCTAGCGTTGGCAAGCTACGGTCATCGGCCAGACGTCGAAGGATCGGCTCTGTCATCTGGCTGACATACAGTTTGGAAATCTGTTGAAGGAACTGTGGGATGTTGCCGGAGAGTCCAGCGGTCTTACTATCCCACAACCCGGTCTTGACGTTGACGTAGAATTTTTCTGCCTTGCCGGTAAATGGGCAGGTCCCGTATCGTTCGTCACCACGTTCACCGGTGAACTCAACACCGTGAGTTTCGAACGGACGAAGTTTTGTGGACGTAGATGTGGGCACCGGTATCCTTTACAATGAAATCTCTTTGGCTTCAGACCAATTCGTCTTCGTCCACTTCATCCCCACCGGGAGAGGCACGTGGAGATTCGGGACGACGTGTGAATCTTTTTGCATCAGGTGCACGATCTCACGCATCAGTTGCTTGCTGTGATCGTCTGGATGAATCTCGCTGATGAGTTCGTCATGCACAGTCCCGGCCACATGTGAGCCGTGGTACTCTTCATTCAGGTCTTCGTCGTAGGCCCACTCACCGGGATAGTTTTCAAGCAGATGATCGTTGACGCGCACGGTCGCACGCTTCATGATCTCCGCACTGCTTCCTTGAATCTGATAGTTGACGGCCTTGTACGCGAAGTTCTTATCGATCGGGTACTCTCGACCGAACAGATTGATCAGCATGCCGGTCTCTCGCACACGATCAACGGTCTCGCGCATGTAGGTTTTTACACCCGGCAGGTTCTCGTTGAATTCGGCGATGAACCGCTTAGCTTCCTTTCGCGTGCAGCGAATCAGGAAGGCGATCTTATCGATGCCTCCACCGTACAGTCTCGAGAACAGAATCATCTTGGCGCGCTGACGCCACCACTTGATCAGACATCCCTTTTTGTGCTTGGTCTTCTCCACATCCCAGACCAAGATGAACTTCTTGTTCCGACGCATCTCCTGCTCGACTTCCTTCCAACGGCCGCACGTACAGAAATCATCACGGTCATGCCATGCGGCTCGCGCGGTCGAGAGATGAAAATCACTCCCAGAGAGCAATGCTTGCTTCATCGACTCTTCGTTGGCTTCGAATGCAAACACCCAGACTTCGATCTGGGAATAATCCGGCATGTACCAGTAGTACCCTGGACGTGGACCGAAGCACTCCCGTTGACGTGCTCGGATGTGGCTGTGCCGACGGCTGGTCTCTGCGGACGCGATCTGCATCTCGTTGGGATCGTGACAACTGAAGCGTCCGGTCCGAGCTCCCGCACTGTCCCATGCCGGGTGATGCACGGTGGAACCATCTGCCCGTTTGCATTTGAAGAATTCGTACGAGTCGATGTACTCGATGACTTTCTTTCCGGCCTTCCACTCTAGTACGTTCCGACTGATCCTGCAGCCGTCCTTGGCGTCACCGTCTACGTCTGCACCCGCAGCGGATCCGCGTGCCCAGACCATCAATTGCTCGGCATCAATCTTCGGTTGCGGTCGCTCGAATTTCCCACCCTTCGTTTCATGCTCGGTATGATAGCCGAGTTGGTTCACGAACAAATTCACTAACTGCTTGGGTGACTGAAGATTCAAATCCTTGTAGCCGCGACGATCTAGAGCCGTGCGATGCTCCTGCATGTACGCCGTGTACATTTTTCGTAACGCGAGTCCGGCCTTCGAATGGTACGTCATGCCGACGCGTTCCATCTCCATGGCCGTTCGCATCGTACGACGTTCCCATCGATACATTTCCCACAGCCGTCCACCGAACTTTTTATTGTGATCGAACAACTTCCGGTAGAACCGATATAGACCTGCGGTCCGCAGACCGTCCGTGCCGCCATAGGTGTCCACGAGTGTTTCGACGTCTGGTAACCAGTAGTCAGCTTCGGCCGGATGTTGACCGTGCGACTCTTTTGTGGCGATGGTCCAGCCCTTGGCTTTGGCTTGACGTCGTGCGATCGCGACGCCCTTTTTCAATGCGGCCAGATCCGCGTCGTCAATCTCGAGATACTTTTTCGCCAACGGCTTCAGTGCAAAGGTCGGTTCGTTGGTCGGGTTGGCGATACGAGCCATCACTCGCGTATCGTGGATGTGGCAATTCCACTGTGCTTGGATATCGGACTGCATCGTCATGGCTCGATCGAACCGAGCATGGTGGCAGACAATTCGGTTGTCGGGGTTGGCTACGAATTTCTTGAACCACCGGAGTTCGGCTTCAATACCCTTATAGCTTACACGCCGTGTGTAGGGATTGATTTTCGGTGCACGCACCGTGACCGTGTCACCTTCCAGATTCGTGAACACGAAGAGGAACGGACGATCCGGCTTGATGCACATTTTCTTTCGATACTCAGTAGGCCACGGCCAGAGTCCCGTGGTCTCCGTATCGAAGATCAACGTGTTGTCGAGAAGCTTTAGCACTTACCAAAGCCTCCACCACCGATTACATACTCGACATCTCCAGAAGTACGAATAAACATAATCGAGAATTCCTTTTCCATCACGACCACAGTTACACAACGGAGGATAGTTTGTGGGATCGAGAAAAGCTTTCATCAACCAACCAGGTCGATGCACGAACCGGACAACTGCCGCGCCATACCGCTGGTCACGATATGGTGCACGAACATCGCCACATCGATCGGTTGGAGTTCCAGACCGGAGACGCTGTTGGCTCGGAAGTAATCCATTGCCTCTTGCGGGGACCACCCACGCACTTCCTGGACGCGTTTATTGATATAGTCAGACATACCGGTATGTGCCATCTTCCCCGGCCGCACGCCGATGATGGAGATGTTCTGAGGCTTGGTGAGCTCTCGCGCCATCTGCCGTGTCGCCATATCGAATGCAGCCTTGCTGCAATTGTACGCGAGTGAGTGCCGCATCGGTCGCCACGCGGCATCCGAGATGATGTTCACCACGATGCCGGGTTTCTTGAACCATGGCAGTAACGCTTGCGTCAGCATAACTGGCGATAGGAAGTTTACGTACATGATGTGGCGAATGAATTCGTGCGTCAACGCTTCGAAGGGACAGATGGCGTTGGTGCCGGCGTTGTTGATCAGCACGTCGATCCCTTCCTCCGGTGGTTCCCCAAACTGCCGCACGACAGAGTCTCGTACGCGATCAATTCCCTCCTGCCCACAGTCCGCTTCAAAGTACATGAGCTCAGGGTCATGAGATAATTTATTCTCGTGCGTGGTCCCGATCACAGTGTGACCGCCACCCAACCGAAAAACTTGCGTTAGCTTCCGTCCGAGTCCACTATCTGCACCGGTAATGAATATATTCATACCTTCACCTTCTCCTTCATTCTATCTTCCAACCGTACGATGATCTGAATAGCACGTGCACTGTATACGGCCAGGTCTGAGAGGATCTCGAGCAAGCTATCCGCGTCCTCTTGCTCAATCGGGTCTGGCCGTACCATGGTTTTCAACCGACCAAATTTTCGTTCGATATCCTGGTACAACGATTGGATCTCCCATCGCCAGTTGTTTTCGATCTCATCATAGCGAAAGGGACCGTAGCCATCCACCTTTCGTGCCGCGACTTCTTCCAGCACGCTCAGAATGAGTTTGAATTCCCAATGGATGCGTGCGTTTCGTTTGCCGTGTTCGACGTACCGCTCACCGGGATCCGGATATCCGGCCAGACGCAGAAGTCGAAGCCGGAGATCTACGAACGAATTACCGTCGGGTAGTGTTAACATGACTGTACTCCTCGACCAACGAGCTCAGATCTCGAGATCCGGTCATGCGTGAAATGATCTTGGTGTAGGCTCCGATCTGTTGCCGGGTATCGACGAAGGCGTACAGATACCGGCGATTCGTACCGGTATGTTCGGTGGTCACCGAAATCTGCGTGCAGGCGAATCCCTGTACATTCCACCAATCGAGTTCGGTCAGCAGCCACATGCTATCAGGAATGTGATATCCCAGATGGGACAGACCCTCACCTGGCTCTCCGAGCATGAGTTGAACCGTCTGACCTTCCAGCAGCTGAATTAACTCTAGTTCCTTGCCGGGGATCAGGTCGTAGTTGAACGCGAGCCGGACACGGAAGCTGGAACCAATCGGCACCGGCATATAATCGGGGTGCAAATAAATATGCACCGCGCTGACGTCATCACGTTTCCATTTCATCAGATCTGCTTGACCGTGCTCGTCGAACGCACGCGTCCACGCATTATCCTGAACGCGCTGGGCGACGTCAAAGGTCTTGATCGCAATCTGTTCATACGCTCGCATGATCATCTCCAGAAATAAAAAACCAGCCGACACGTTACGGGCATTGGTAAGCCGGATGGTGTCGGCTGGTTCCTAGCGGTGGCCGCTGGCGTTCATTATCCAGAGCCTGCCGCCAAGCTGGTTACTTCTTTTTCTTCAGTTTCTTCTTCGGCTTCTCGGGAACCTCGACGTCCAGCACGTTGTCGAAGGAGATCTTGCGTTTCTTCTCATCCGTCTCGACACGCACTTCGTTGCTCTTCGCGAAGATGTCCAACACCACGCCTTCGTACTTCTTTCCCTTGAACTTGTACGTGATCTTGGACCCGACGGCGACTTCGACATCTTCGCCGTCTTCGTCCTCTTCTTCAGATTCCTCTTCCTCTTCTTCGTCGTCATCGGAGGACTTCTTATTTTTCTTCTTCGGCTTATCGTCCTCCTCTTCTTCTTCCTCTTCCTCTTCTTCCTCTTTCTCGTCGGCCGCTTTCTTCTTCGACTTTTTCTTCGGCTTCTCTTCTTCCTCTTCTTCGTCTTCAGATTCCTCTTCCTCGGATTCCTCTTCCTCGGATTCGTCATCATCCGACTTCTTGGATTTCTTCTTCTTCGGCTTCTCTTCTTCTTCGTCGCCGTCCTCGTCGTCGGCAGCTTCGTCATCGTCCTGCCCGTCCACCGCGAGGATGTTGACGTTCTGGAAATCGCCCTTGGTCTTCAACGAGATCTTGGCCTTGGGTTTTTCCTTGTTGAGTTCTTTCAGAATGCCCTTGATGTCATCCGGACCTTCGATGTCATCGGTCTCGTAACCGAACCGCTGAAGGTCACGGCCGAAGTAGGTCAGGTTCTCCTCGGTCTCGATGCCTTGATAAGCGATCTTGACCTTGCCTTTGTACTCGCCAGTCAAGAACTTCCAGTGCATCAGTACTTGCAGGCGGTCGTTGCCGGAGACGCCGATCTCGCTCTTGATCAGTCGCGCACGATAGCGGCCGTCATCGAACTCCTCGAAGCCTCCACTCTTAACGTCCTCCTTGACGGAGTCCCACTTCTTGAATGCACGTGCCAGACGCTTGTCGAGATCTGCTTTTGCTTTCGCCACTGGTGCCTCTCCTGGGTTGTCCTCGTCACGTAGCTTCGACAGAATGCCGTAGCTCATGCCCGACGGATTTTAAATGACTTCGATTTCTTCGGCTCCTCCTCTGCCTGTTCTTCATCCGGCGGTTCGTATTCATTGTTGAAGGCCGAGATGAGATTCCTGTAGGCACGCTTGGCAGAACGGCCCATGTCAATAGCGCGGATCGGTTTCCCTGCCGGACTGCGGAACCGGTCCACGAGTCGATGACCAGCGGCGATGTGGTCGTCTCCTTGGATCACCAGCTGCCGACGATCGCCGTCGTACATGTAGTAGGTCCAGATGTCCACGAGTGGCTCGATGACTTGCCGAGCCTGCTTGGACATCGTCGGTACGATACGATCGTAGGTGCCGCCACCGCGACGTTTGACTTCCCGTTCCTCGGTGTGTGAAATGAGAATGAGCCCCACGCCGATTTGCGAGAGCAGGGTGATGTAGCGATCAAACTCCTTTCGGCATTCCGCATAGCCCTTGCCCCACTCTTCATCCGACAGATGCGAGATCGCCAGCTTCTCGCAGATGTACGCTTCGCAGAGTGTGTAGAGTTTGTCCACGGTGTCCACGATGATCGGTCCGTACTTCTTCCCGGCCTTCTGTAACGCCTTCGCTGCTTGCTTCGCGGTGCGCCAATCCGGGATATCTGACTTACGAATTCGCAAGCCTCGGTAGCCTACTTCGGTCGCGAGGAAGTAGGACTTGTCGGAGTCGAACTCTCCGGCCAACGTGGTCTTACCGATCTTTTTTTCGCCGGTGAGCAGGATGATGTAGTCCTCGAGATGGTCGCTTGGCTCCGTGAGCTCGGTGGCCAGCTGAAATTTTTCGCGCGGTTCGTCGTCGTCCTCGTCGTGTTTGTTCTTTTTGCTCTTCTTGTGCGGTTCCCGTTTCACCACGGCCATCATTCACCTCATTTACAAGTTCTCGAAGGGCGTCTTCGAAGCTGACAATTCGAATCGGGATACCGCCCATGAACCCGGATTCATGTTCGGCCAGATAGTCGATGAACCGATCATCGTCTTCGTCCCATGGCATTAGCGCACCTGATCGTGCGGATAGGTGCCGTTGGTTGCGATCCAAACGATCGGTCCGCCCGCCATGCTGTCAGGATGCAACACGAAGAACGGCATCTGCTCCGGTCGGTGCTGCCGAGGAAGACGATCTTTGGGAATGAGTTTATGCAACGGAGATGTGCGAGCCTTGTTTCCTTCTCGTTCACATTCTGAGCAGACCATCTCTCCTGGATAGAGTGGAGTCTCGAGATGATAACGCTCGCTGATCTTTGCTGCGGTTTTAAGATCAACATGCATAGACCGTGCATGACCACAGAGCTCGCAATCGTCATAGGGACTCGGATACTTTCCGTCTGGTGGCCAACTCTCGAGACCGGCAAACTTCGCTTGCTTCGCACGGTCACTGTGGCTGCCGAGATACTTTGAGAGGAGGGGCGGGCACTTCATCTTGATCTCTCGCAGCATCAACTGGGCGACACAGTTGAATTCCCAATCCATGATGTGCTCCAATCGATTGGCCAGCACACCAGCCAAGGCCAGATAATTGTACTGGTCATGGATATAGGTCTGCATCCCAATCGGCAACACGCGTCGCGCGTCCTGCCAAGGAATGCCGGCATCGACCAGAGCCGCGTACAGCCGTCGGGTATTTTCGAGATGCTCTGAAATCGCGGCGTGGATCGACATCCCCGGTTCGTCAAAATCTCCTTCGGACGGTTTCACATCTTCCAGAGTTGACAGATACTCACCAATCGGATTCCAGTCCGTGATACAGTGCCTCAGGTCTTCAGATCCTGCAATCCACGGCACGGCTGACGCTGGCCCAAAATCAGCAGCGTGATGGTAGGCGCACATTCGCCGTATCGTCTCCGGCATCGTCCACGCCCGGTGGCGCCAGTCGTTGTCCCGGCCACCGTGTTGCATGAATCCGGCTCCGAGCCGTGTGCGCACGTTCTGGTGGGTGAACGCTCGGGCGACGCCATCGATACAGAAATCGAACGTCACGCCTTCGAGCACCTGCTGCAACGTTCGGCCTGCGAAGCAGGATTCGATATAGTCGCGTTCGTCATTTGACAGAACGTGCCACCCGGTGCGGGTATAATCATCTGACAATTGTCGTCCACCGGACGACGGTACGCGATCATCTGGCGGATTCCATCCCCTCGGAGATTCTCCATACGTTGTTCGGTTCACCGTCCGGCTCGGAGCGTCACCCCAGTTTGCTTGCAAGGCGTCGTACATGGAGGTGAATAGATTGTCCACCGGTCCCCAGCGATCGAGAGTCACCTTCAGACTCTCGGGTCCGTAGGTGATCGGATTGCGGGGATCCTCCCCGGTGTGCACGGCATGCGGTCTATGCTTCGCGTCTTCGTAGGCCATCACCTTCTCCTTCTTTGTGAACGATGTCCATCAACGAACGGACGCAATCCTCGTTGGCGATTTGATCGGTCGAGGCTTGCGGATTCAGCCAGTAGGCTTTCACTCCTTTCGCACGATACTGATGAATGAATCGGAGATCGTCATCTACTGCAAACACGATCTGAGCCAGACGCGGCATCTCTTCTAGCCGTACGGCCTTGTCAGACGCCCACCAAAGATGATCGAACGGCAGATTGTTGGTGTACAACCACGTCATCGTGTCGGTGAAGATGTTCGGATACTGATCGATCGGCCGACTGGTCACCAGTAAGATTGTCAGGTTGCTTCTGAAGCACCATTCGAGAAATGGTCGTGCATCCGGGCAGAGTGGCAACGTTCGTTTTCCACCTGAGGAACGAAATGCGTGCTTAAGTTCATTCCATTGCACGAACGTGAGTCCTGTGGACTCAGCGTTGAAGAACACTCGCTGGCTTCGTAGTTCATCCAATCGCAATATGAGTCGAGTTGACTCGACCGTGGTCAGCTTCAAGACCTGCTGCCCCCACTCTTTCGTCCATGCCGCTAGACCGGCTGTATAGTCTGCTAGCACGTTATCGATATCGACTGCCACGCACGGTCCATCGAGTTGCTTGAACCACTCCTCTTGGTATCGATACTGCACCACTCGACTCTTTGCGTAGTACAACTCCTCCAACTGCCCGATCGGAAACTCGGAGAGCTCGCACAGTGAGAGCCAGTACTTGAACATGTCCACGAGTTCTTCGTGCGAGTGGGCGACGTTCTGAAGTTTGCCCTTTCGTCGGCGATGAACTTTCCATTCGAAGGTGCGGAGGAACTCTAACGCTTCTTCGACGATTCCCAGCGAGAGATCTTTTAACCGTCCGCTGAAGGCGGTCTCTTCCGGTCCCGTCAGGTCTCTTGCGATCAACGGCTTTGTCCAGATTTGCTGATTGAACAATCGCTGGTCCTCGTACATCGCAAATAGATTCGGTCGTTCAGGTGGGTACGTACTCACAGCGAGTCCCTCCATGCCACGATGTGTTCCCACGTCTGGTGGGCGAGCTCGTCCGGACGCCATGTAGCATAGCGGCCGAAGCACTGGACGCCGTACATGCGTAAGGCCTTCAGAATCTTTTCACTCTCTGGATGCGGGTGAATTTTGCCAGGCACAAGTTTCACGAAGTCTCGGTCAGCCGGTTCTAGCAGTGTTTCGTAAAAGGTTTTCCCGGGAGTGAACGTGATACGATAGGTAACAAATTCTGGAGAGGAAATGTAGTTGAGAGTGTATCCTTCGGTGGCATCGACTGGATTCACTGATGTCATGTAGATCGGATTATTCCGCCATGGATAATGAACTGGCGGCGTAATCACACAGAGTCGGAGGAAGTAATCGAGAGGGATGGTATTGAGCAGCAGGTCGTAATGAATGATCGCGTCGTCCTCATCCTTCATCGTAAGCGTGTGGGCAGCCAGATCAATGGATCGGACCCTGCGATCATATTCAACACGAGGAACCGGGAGATGGCTATGCCATCCAACGGTCTCATGCTGGAACTGAAGTCCCCAATCACCTTCATCGTCTTGCTTCCCGATTTTCTTTTTGTAAGCCAGAATAGATTCCGGGGTGGGAGGCTTGCCGTCTACCAACGTGATCACCGGAAACGAGTACGACTTCAGTCCGGGGATTGGCTCCCACAAGTATTGCGGACCGATGCGCGTCTCGAGATGATCGGCCGGAGCCGTCTTCCGCCAGTCGAGCAATCGTGCGGACGGAATGGCATGCTGAATGAGTTGACCGACGTAACCTCCGCCGATCACGACAACGTGTGCGTGAATCAGGTTCATACTTCCTCCATCTCAGAAAGAATTTCCTGTTTACGATAATGTTTGCTGTAATCTCCACGCCCACAGATCGGCAGCATGTCGCAAGTACCGTATTTGTTTTCGCAGTACTCGCTGTTCTTGTAATGACCGGCTTCGCCTTTCCACCATAGAAGGAAATCGGACACCACGTCTTCGAGTTCCTGCTGACGGCGGAACATATCCTGACTGTCCACGGTCATGCGCATCCGGATGAAGTAGTACTCTGGCCGTTTCTGGACGTCTCGAATGATGCGCTGAGCGAAGGTGCCGAGGTCTTCGTTCTTCTTTGGTTTGACCGTGGGTCGTCGGATGATATTGTACAGCAGTCCTGCCGGTACCTTTCCACCGTGGATGATCTGGAGGATGAGCAGATAGATGCCCACTTGCATCTCGTGCGGCAGAATATCGGTGAGGTTCGACTCCCCACTCTCACCGATGCGGGACTTCGACTTACTTTCGAATAACCACGGTCGCGTCTTGCTGGTGTCGAAGAAGCTGGCGTCGATCTTGCCGCGTAGGAACGTCCGCATCTTCTTTTTCGTAAACGGATGCTTGACGACGAACGGATACTTGAATTCGGCTTCCGGTTTGTTCCAGTTCAGTTTGACGTCCTTGCTCCAGAATTTGAAGTAGCTCGGCATCACCGCTTCGGCAATCGTACAGGTGACTTCCAACCACCCTAAGGTCTCGTGATCGACTTTCGGATTATCCGCACGCCACTGCTGCTCCACCTTCGCGATATGTTTCTTCACGTATTCCGCCGACGGCGGTTTGGTCAGTTTGCCGGACCGGAGATCTTCTAGTACCTTCTGGAGCAACGAATGCATGATGGTGCCGAAGACGCGGCCCATGCTCAGTCGCTTGGGACGCCAGCCCTTGAGATGCAGTCGTGCGAGCTCGCGACAGTTTTTGAACTTGGCCAACGTCGAGTAGCTCACACCGTCACGTTCGGGGTTGTAGGTCTTGACGTTCACAGGTGTCATCTGAATGATGCGCGCCATTACGAATTCCTTTCAATGATCTCGAGTCCCGCCACGACTCGGTTCCCAGGCCGGCAGAATTGCCGTCCCACTCCGGGGCGGAGTGCCCAAGTCGTGACGGGACTCGAAATCAAAACTACCTAAACAATTTTCTAAACTGCCGACGAGCTTCGTTTTTTAATATCAACGCTAACTGCCGACGACGTTCAAATGGAAGTTTCCAAGGGGCCATTCTAAATAGTTTCATATCAATCATAAGTTGACTCTCTCGGTCGTTTCTCTCACGCTCCTGTTGTTCCCACATTTCTTTGAAACGCGGTTGTTCAACTGGAGCGGGTTCAACTCTGGCTGACGGTATTTCAAATGTTTTAGATACTAAACGATTTGAAGATGAGGTAGCTGGTTTCTTTGATAGGTCATCCGTTCCGAGTTGTTGTCTGGATGCCCATGACGCTCCTGAACGATTCTTGGATGCCGTTTGTTTTTTCATTTCAAAACCGATCCAGTGCCCAGAGTCCGATGCCGACAGCGTCCCATGCATGCGTGTCTGACCGCCGTTTGATTTCCGGCAGACCGAGTCGCTGACACGCCTTGCGACCGATGATCGCTTCTATGCGTTTTGCGGCCACGTCTTTCGGCAGTTGTCCTTTCCAGCCTGACGCCGTCACCGGTAAAAACTTTCGTGGATAGACCCGACCAGCAATCGCGCCACAGAGAAAGGTTAGACGTTGGAGATCCCCGGTCTTCCATCCCATACTGCTGGTGACCGCTGCATGGTACTCGGTGAACTCTGCAACCACTCGCGTGTGCGTGTCACAGTGCTCCACGATCTGATCCGCGATGGACTGGGCCCGATCCCACCACTCACCCTTGCCGGTCTTGATCACACCCAGCAAGCACGGCCGTTTGAATGGAGGTACCCAGAGTGCCCATCCGGTACCGGTGAGACCGGGATCGATTGAGAGCAGAGAACTCATTACGATACCACGTTCCGTTTTGCAATGCGATCCTCGTTGAGCCGCGTGATCATCTCGTCCATCCGTTCGATGTTGAGATGCAAGTTACGAACCATGGCCAGATATAAGTCAAAGCACACTTCACGCACCGGCTCTACATCGTGCCGGTAGGCGATCACTTCCAGCGAGTGCATGACGTGGGAATACCAATGCTGTGGCAGGTGTCCGAATTCGGACGGTCTGAAAGGCAGTGGAGGAGTGCTCTGGAAGAATGCTCCGGGGATATCAACCTCTCGTGGGTCGTGCGGATTCATGAAGCACCATCGGATGAACGCGGTGATGCGACGACCCGGTGAGTCTGCGAAGCCGGTGGATGTCCATTGCTTGGGTTCATCGTCACAGCCTCGCACAGCGGTCAGCAACGTGCCCTGTTCTCGTAATGGCAGTTCCATTACCCAATCCTGTAGTACGCTCTTCATCGCCTTCTCCTTCTCCGTATCGTAATGTAGCGGGGTTGGTGACTTTCTCCGTTGCACTTGATGAAGCACTCCAGACAAACCATATCACGGAATGCTGACTTGTTCCGGCAGTTGAAGTCGTGCTTGGCTTTGCACGGACAGGGATGGATGGGCAAGGGCATCGTCGGTCTCGAGATCTCGCGAGGCTTTCGAATGATCATGCCGCAGGCCGGAGCCCTTCAACGAACCGCGACATCACGACCCGGAGGAACCGATTGGACTCGCGTTTCTTTTCTTGCAGTGCATCGAGCACCGGTTCATCTACGGAGTCTCTGGTGACCAGGTCGATGTACTGGAGGGGAACTTTCTTCATCATGTGCTCGATGCGCTGCTGACTCTGGGATCGAATCTCGTGGTCCCACGCGTTGCTGTAGTAGATAGCGGTGTTCGCGCAACTGAGGTTGAGACCGTGTTGTCCGACCTGGACCTGTATCAGCAGCACTCGGTAGATGCCGGCATGGAACTTTCTTTGAATGATGGGCCGTTTTCGTTTATCGGTCTTACCGCGAATGACCTTGCATCGGACGCCAGCCTTCTTCAGCAAGTCGTAGGCGGCACGGATCTCCGCAGTGAATCGAAACCAAACCACCACCTGTTCCTTTGGCTTCTCTTCCGTCAGGATCTGTTTCAGTAGCGTCAATTTCCGTTCGGCCATGACCTCACCCTCAGGCGTGAAGCCTCCAGCGAGTCTGGCCAACCACGTCTGTTGCACCGGAGCCCACTTGGTACTGAGTGTGCCAGCCGTGAAGTTCTTGCGGATCTCGTCTTGTAACCGTCGTTGTGCCGGGGTGAGATACACGTACCGTCGATCGAAGACTTTCTCGTTCCCCATGCCCACTTGTCGCTGCGAGCGAACGAAGCAGAGTTTATGCACGGCCACCTTGATCTGATTTATGACACCCTTCCTTGGGTACCATTGGTAGGCGATCTCGTTGAACTTGGCTTGACGGAAGGCCCAGAAGTTTTCGTAGCCGAGGAAGGAGCCGTGGAGGAATTTCAATTGGCAGAACAAATCAAGCGGTGATTCTGGATTCGGCAATCCGGAGAGAATGGCGCGATGGCGAATGTGCTCGGTGTTGTTGAGAAGGATTTTGGTGATCTGAGCCTTGGGGTTTCGGATACGGGTAGACTCATCGAGGATAATACCGTCCCACTTCAGATCCAGGATCTCCGGCCGACTGCGCACGGCTTCGTAGTTGATGCCGTACCACCCGTCTCGAGACTCCGCGGCATCAAGCCAATCCTGCTTCCGTTCGTTCGGCCAAATGTGTGCGGACCGTCCACATTCTTGTTTGATCTCGTCTTCCCATTGCATGCCAGGGAGCACGGAGAGTGGCGCCACCACCAGCACCTTTCGCAGACCCTTCTTCCGTGCCCACCGGATGGCCACTGGAGTCTTTCCCAGACGCATAGCCAAGAATAGACCGACAGCCTTCCGGCTCAAGGCGTAGTCCAAGGCTTCACGTTGGTGCGGGACAAAGATTTTCCGCACGAATCTACTTCAAGCCAAGTCGAACGGCCGTGGGATCATCTTCGGGTTGATCATCGTCATCCAGAATACGCAACCGAGTTGCAGCCGGACCTTTCGATCGCTCTTCTGGAGTGAATGCAATGCGCGTTTGTTGGGGAATCAGTGTGTTGAGGGATCGGTGATTGGGCAGGTCACGCACAGAAGCAAAGTAGTCTCGACCATCCGGTCCACAGATGAAAAAGAATCCTTTGTCTCGGTTGATGCCAGCGACCGTTCCGACCAAACGTTCAGTTGCCATTCGATTTATCCTCAGGCCAGCGGCAGACGGTTCGTCGTTTTTTGAATTGAAGAATGCGAGCACGCGTCTCGAGATAGTTCCACTGTTCGGGTGTTACCGGTTGAATGGGATCGTCCATGTAGAAGGCCAGCGGAACAGACAGCGGCCGCACTCGGCTCACATGCGGACGTTTCTTCCTTCTGGACATGGACGATCCCGTCGCCGATACCTAGGCTGCCTTTTTCTTCTTCAGTTTCAGCGTGACCTTCTTCTCGCTGGTGCTGCCGTCAGCCTTGACCTTGCGGACCGCACCCTTGTGCTTCAGACGGTTGAGCATCACGCCGGTCTGGACCATCGGATCCTGCCCGGTGACGTCCTTGAGTCCGCCTTTGACCGCTGCTTCGGTGATCTCGGCGACCGTGCCAGACTTGACCTTCTTGATCGCGTCATGCACGATGCCCATGATGGTGCCTTCTTCGACGCCCTTGGCCACCTTCACGAATTCGAACACCTTGCGTCCACGCCGGTCATCGTCATTGCTCTTCTTCGCCTTCTTGATCTTAGCCATGTCTGTTCTCTCCTCTAGTTGTTCGACGAGTTCAGCTTTCCGTTTCGAAACCTTTGCTTGGCGTGCGTTCGATTCTTCAGCTTCCAGCGTCCGTTCCGTCCACAGCCGCACGCACATCGGGCAGTGAACCAGCTTGCGAAGTTTGAACGGACGTTGCGGTACCATTTCGACGTGCCCGCACTTCAGTGTCAGCACTAAAGACTTGTTGATTGGAAGACCGTGTCGGTACCATCCATCGTTTGACCAAGCCGTGTTGACATGACCGATGCGCACTGGTCGAATGGGCCGCATGTAGAGTGTGCGGTCTAGTGCCAATTTCCTCCTTCTGCGAATTCTGAATGAGCGGACCGGTGGCACATCCGCACGTCGTCGCAGACGAATTTTCATGAAACAAAATCCCTTCCTCGCCACCATCATCGTCGCCGTCGAAGCTTCCGGGGAAGGCGAGATTATCGCCCGGAGCCGGACTCAACGGGGGAAAATTTTAACCCCCGTCGAGCCAGCAAGTTAAGCCTGTCCGTTTTCTTTTTGAGTCCTTCTCAGTCCTCCACTCTGAGTTAGATATCCCCGTTCGGTAAGGCCGGTATCGTCCCACCGCACCGCTGCTAGTTCTTCTCCAGGTCGAGTGGCAGCCGGGACACCGCGATAGATTTCGACGATGGTGCCGAACCGATCTGCTTCACCACGCCAACTGCGGACAACGCGATCGCCGATACGATACGTGGATTCCGTCGGCATTCCAATTTCTCCTTGACCTGATCCACGAGATGACGCGTCTCGAGATGACGGGTGGACCAGTCCGTCAAGCGTCGGCCCACGTTGCCGATCAGAATCCAAAACGCGACTCTCATTTCTTCGCCTTCGCTTTCTTCTCGTCCGGATACCGATACGCGTTCAAGCCGATGAACGTCGGCTGTGGACCGGGACCGCCGATGTTCTTGTTCCCAGACGTGGTGGCCACCGTGATCGTCTTACCGGATGCTGACGCACCGTGCTCCTTGGACAGATCAATTTCGATGGTGAGCTTGTTGCCGGTAATCGAGTACTGCACGTTCTTGCCGAGAGTTTTCATTCCAGCCATCACTGACCTCCTTCGAGTTTCCATTCGTGTTCTGGGTCGGCAACGAAGACATGATGCAAGGAGACAGAGTCCGTATACCATGCAACAGATCGTAGGACCCAACCACCCGGTACCTTGAGCCGAGCAGTGGTTTTGTCAAGACGTTCCCAAGGCGTCTTCTCGTCGTCAGCCATGAGGCTCCTTTCTAAAACTGTTCCTGTTTCCGAATCCCGTAGTGGTTGGCGAGTACGACGCTGACAACGAACGACTTCGAAACGTGATACCGATCGGCATCCTGCTGGACCTTCCGTTCGATCTCTCCCAGCACGCATGCCGGCAATCGACTGCGTCCTCCTCTCACCGGTTTCTGTCGAGCGGATCTTCATCATGACGCCACCACCGTATAGCGGCCGTCACGTGCCTTGTGAATCTTCTTCTGTTCAACCAGCCGTTCCAGAATCGCGTAGACGTTGGCCGAGGTCTTGAGTTTCATCTGTTTGGCTATTGACGCGGCGTGCACCGGTCCGTTCCACTTGATGATCTGAAGTGCCTGTATCATCCGGTGTCCGCGTTTCCCGTTCTTGGATTTTCCTTGCCGGAGGATCTGTTTCGCTATCTCCGGGGTTTCGTTCGACGGTTTCGTACGTGTCGGTACTTCGTACAGATCGTCGATCGCATCTGCTGCTCTCCGCAGCTTACGAACGAACTCTCGAATGTCCGTCATCACCATCTCCTTGTAAAAGACCCGGAGCCGTCCAGCGACAAACTCCGGGTGCAGACTACGCTGTCAGACTACCCACCCCACACGATGGTGTCTGCGCATGCGACGATCACCGCCCAGATCGTTTCCCAGAAAATCGATTCATCCATGATCCTCACCTCCTTTCTTTTTCAGCGCTGCTGGATGCCGAGTCGTCTACCAGCCGTAGACGTCCCGCATGTCCACCGTCCAATCGGAACCACCTGCTTGCAGTTCGTAGTACAGGAACAGCAAGCCTGCACGGTATACCCAGATCATCGCACTCACCTCCTTTCGTTTCATTATCGGAAGCTTTACATCCGGCATTCCTTCGGTTTCTTGTCGTCACGCTTGCGAAGAAAAGCCGGAAACCGCAATCCGGTGTCCGACATTTTTTCATACTTGACCTGCACCACGCACGGATACTTCCACGTCAACGCAGCGACGCGTGTGGCGTCATCGAAGCCGGTCCCGACGTTGCCGACCGAGAATCGAAATCGCGTGTCCTCCGAAATGATCTCCAGCTTCAACGCACCGACCACCTTGCTGTTGCGTCCGGTTCCAAGTTCGTACCCCACCGCGATGAAGTCGTCCTCACGCATCGGTTTGAACTTGTAACAGTTGCATCGCTTGGGAGACCGGTTCATGTGCACCACGGTCGCCTGGTCTGCACGCCAGAGGACTAAGCCTTCCCAGCCGAACTCCCGAATCCGTTCTACGCATTTCTTCAACGGATACAGAAGACACGGCATCGGACAGACGTGATTGAACCGAGTCCGCTGACTGGGCTTGTGCGCCTTCTCCAGAGCCGTCACCATGCTTTCATATCGTTCTCGATATGGAAGTTGCCATGTCGGTAGCCGATCGTAGAACAACATATCGAATACGAGAAACTGGATGGTGTTGCCGTTGTGCTCCCGGTGGATCATCTTCCGTTTAGCCAACTCTGGCTTCGACCGACAGATCTCTGACACGGCCTTGAAATCATCATCGTTCCGGTCGTTGCTCACCACGAACTCCGCGTCCAAGATCGTGCCGGCAGGCAGAGTGAGTTCCTGAATGAGCCGGGTGAAATGAGCGGTCATATCATCCATCCCACGACTGAACACGCGTAGCCGACCATCCTTGCCAGCCACGAGGTAGTGCCGCATGCCATCACGTTTGCGCTGCTTCATCAACTTGCCGTCTTTGTCGTACTCGGCAGCGATATCGAAGGCGATCTCTCGAACCGGCTTGGCTGGAGCGAAAGTCCGTGGGAGCCGATCGAAATCCAGATCCGTTTTTAGTTCCTCCAATCGTACCGCTGACGCTCGTTCTTCGGCTTCTACATATCCGGCTCGGAGTTTTCGTTCCACCTGCCGTGCGTGTTCCTCTCTGGCGACCTGTTGAGGAGTTTTGAAGGCTCGCGTACCCTTGCGACCGCGTGAGGTCTGCTTGTCTTGGGTCACCTGCATCCTGCCATTCTTCTGTCCCCAGCGACTGGTGACCGTGATACCGTCAGACTCGATCCAGCAGGACCACGTTTGAACCTTCCCGGTCTGTGTGCGAGAGAAGAAGGTTACCGGATTCGTTTTCATTTCACGTTCTCCCACTGCACCCGAATACCGGGTACATCCTTTCCGATTTCAAGTTCGGTGCCAGACCAGTCGCCGCCGGTGGGCACCATGACCGTGATCTCAGCCTTGTCCGGAATCTTGAATTGCTTCCGGAGATCTTCGGCCGTGATCACGCCACGATAAATCGTGGTGTTTGACTGTTCCACAATCTTGAACCGTCTCATGATTCGTAGTCCTCCGGTTTCGTCATGATTTTAAGAACGGCCGCTGCGTTGTCAATCCACGGCGATTCATTCTTGCATACACTCAGTGTGCACGATAGCCGATCTACGTCCGCTGATAGAATTGATGCCGAAGCAAATGCCGTAAATGGAATGCTACCTCGGCAAGGAGCACCGATACGTTCCTCCGCTTCAGCGGGATTTCCTCCTTCGAAGGTCATGTACCATAAAGCACTCGCAACAATATCCCATCCTCTAGGTTCAGAGATATAGAATTGTTTGCTTTGTGCTTTTTGAAGAACCACATCAGCGGCCGTCACAGCTTCAAGTACGATCTTGGTGGCCAAACTTATCTCCATATCGGGAGTCGCACCGTGATCGTCAAACATCGGCTTGAGTTTCTCGTACACGGCACCAAGGGCAGTCTGAATGGCTTTTCGAACTGCCCGGTCTGTCGCCGGTTTACGTATGATCGATTTTTTCATATAACCTCCACCACACCGGCCTTCAGCAACCGATGCAACATGATGCTGGTTTGTGTCACTGGGTCTTGCTTTGAGATTTTCCGGATCTCGAGATCGCATGCGGCCGCCACGTCTGCCAGTGAACCTTCTTTCATACGCACGATCGTTCCATGGACGATGCGCATGATGCCAGCAGGGACGTGGTCATCAGACGCCTTGACGTATCGGAATTTCTTCCCAACCGTGCGCACGCCTTTAGTGCGTGGCGTGTGCTTGGTCTTGCGTGTGGTCTTAGCCAACATCGCTTTCTTGAGTTGGTCGAACATCTTTCGTTTCTGGTATCGTGTCAGATCTTTTCGATGGCACGGACAGAGACAGTACAGATGCTCGTGTGCACGGTCCGACGTCCGTGGGCAGTTCCGGTGATGCTTGTTGCTGCACGCCTGAAATAACTGCCCACGAAACGACTCGTAGTATCGCTTGGTGTACGGCGGACAGTAGAGCGGAGTCGGCGGTAGCAACAGCGCTGCCACACGACCGTTCTCAGAGAGATGCCCGTGATGTCGGTTCCGGTGTTTGATCCTTGACATGGTCAGACCATCTTTCCGGTCACCACGCTCCGACTCCGGCAGTCCTTCAGCACTCCACCATGCCGAATCGCCAATGCACCCGGCTGACCATCCTGATGCCACAAACAGATCTGTGCGGCGATCGGTCCGTTCACATCCCGGTAGATTGTGAAGCCAAGGTTCTTGCCCTTGCTCTGAGCGAACACCTGGAGCTCCGTTCGTGCGGTGATCCGGTCTCGAGACGACATGAAACCGAACGACGTGTCGGTGATCCGGTAGCAGAACACCGAGACCGGCAACGGCAGTCGAACGCTTTTCGGGTTGCGCATGAATTGTTTGTGGACATAGAACACGTGGTGTTTCGAAATGCGTGAGCGTGTATCGGTCTTCATGATGCTCTCCTTGGGTTGGAAGTTTGGAACGCACACAGGTCCCAGAACGAATAGGGGTATGCCCCTGAACGCACACCCCTAGGGTCGATCAGAATTTCAAAACACACTTACCAACGTTTGGACGGACGGTTCACTGGACGCACCGTCGGCCTGGTATATGGCCAGTAGGGCCACAACGTTTCGTTAACGTAGATGTTACAGCAGTTCAGCGGCCGCATGGCCGGAGTGGGTGGGAATGGACCGAATGGACCCTCTCCCGGCTTGCTCTGTACAATGGTCACGGTGGGACCCAGCGGTCGTCGTTCCATGTGCTGATACTGATGCGACGCGAGGATCGCTGCTGCCTCAGCTGGGGTTGGCTTGACAGCCGGGTCCAGCAGACAGGTCAGCACACCAAGTACGATGCCACAGAAATTCATATCTCCTCCTTTAAGAAAGGAAGCTGGGGGAGCCTCCCGCAGCCCTTATGCGGCCTTCTTCGTGATGCCCATCTTGCGCAGACGGTTCAACATCACATGCGTTTGCGTCACGGGATCCTGCGAGGTGACCTTGGTGAGTCCCACGCGCACGGCAACCTTCGCGATCTCGACTACGCTGCCGACTTTCTTCTGCTGCACGGCCTTGTACACCACCGACATGATACCGGCAGGCAGTTCCTTCTTGGCCGTCTTCACGAACGCGAAACGCACCTGTCCACGAGTGTTGTTCTTGGTCATGGTCATGCTCCTTGAAACGGGTTTACGGTTAACCTGCATACACGCCGAAGAACGATGCGCCTGCGGTCTTGCGTTCCACGACACGCAACTTGCGATGCCCGTTGGTCGCTTGGATGAGCATCGCGTCCTTCTCCTGAGCCGACGTCGCGACACCGATGAGTCGCCATGCACAGCTTCGGTCTGCACCGACGGAACGTCCTTTCGCATCCGTATACGCAGCGAACTTTTTCCGGACACCATCCGGGATCAGGCTGCCATTGAAGTTGATCCCATAGATCATGATGCGATCCTTTCATCAGCGGACGCGAGTTGACGACGGAAGTCGGAGAGATGCTTGCACGAGTGGCCGTTGTAGCGCCAACTCTTGCAGGTACAGAAGACCACGTTGTGCCGGTCCAAGGCGATACGATGCGGTTTTTTTCCTTCCTCAGATGCCGGCACAATCGCCAGCGTGATGTCCACAGGCCGACGCATGCGGATCACGATTTTACGAATGACCTTCGCCATCACCGTCCTCCTAGGTTCCAGTCGAACAGATCCATCCACCGCGATTTCGGATACCCGGCAAGCACCGCACGGCGCTGAGCCTCGCGCACCAGCAGACGGTACCTTGGAAACGTTCCGATGCACTTGCCTCTGGCTCGTGCCAGATGACCACGGCCGATGTGACGAAACTTCCATACATAGAGTCTGTAAAAGTATTGAAGTTTCTTCATGCCGATCTCCTTCTGACCGCCCACATGCGGTCGTATCGAGCGATGCGTGCGTCTAACGACCGACGCACCTTCGCTGCACTGGCGGCCGTGTGTGAGTACTGATAGCCTCCATGATGCATGAACACCCCGGAACCCCTGCGTGCGTTACGCTTCATGTTCGACAGCCGTCGTTGCTCGAACCGTGCTGCGGACTGAACGTGCCTCGCGGCCATCAGATCAGCAAATCGGATAGCGGCCGATGCCTTGCTCCACGACGACCATCCCCGGCTGGGCAACCGACGTTCCCATACGTAATGATCATCGCCCATGCCATCGAGGTTGAGTCTCGAGACTCGGCCACGAGACATCTCACCGTGCTTCCGCAACCACGCACGCATGAATCGCCGACGGATACGTTCACGTGATGTCATAACGGCTCCACAGAAAAAGTCTCGAGAGCGAAGCCCATCTCGTTGGCGTGGGCCAGAGCCATGAATGCGAAATCGAACCGCAGTGCGTCCTGATGTTCGACCCAGTGGTTGTACGGACCCACCCAGAGTTTGGTGGCCACGTGTTGAATTCCATACCGAGTGCGCGGCACTTTCAACGGAGTGCGGTCTGCCTCGTGCTGATGCAGTAACAAATCCTTCAACGGAAGCATCGCCATGATCAACCTCTCTTACGACCGAGAATCCGGTCAATCCGATTCTCCGGCTTCTGCAAGTGACTTCGATGCATGGCCGTACCGTCTGCTAGATGCACGGTGTCGCCTTCGAATCGTACGACGGTCGTCGGCGGATTGCAGGTCTTGTACGGCAAGGTCGTGTCTCCGACCTTCCATTCGCGACTCAGATCCTCCATGCGGCGCATCAGGAATTCACGGTCTTGTTGTTTGGTCGTGTAGTGTCTGGTCATTTACCGTTTCCTTCCTTTTTTCTCGCAACGATGTTGGTGCAAACGACCGACAGCCAGATGCTGTCCACATTCGCAGACGGCCATCACTCTCAGACCCTGCCAATTACGTCGCATGTGGCGTCCATTCCATCCGGACTGTTCCACTGGACAAGTCAACGGCCTAACATACACGCGCACACCGTGGATCATCTGTTCTGGCATCCCTTCGGCCGGCAGCTTGCTCGTCTTCAACCCGAGCAGTTTATATATGTCGTGTGCGTCCGCGTAGCGATACTTTCCGGGAATCATTTTCTTCATGGCACTCTCCGTTGCGTTAGGGATGGGCATGACGAGTGATTTCCTCATCAACGAAGTTGTTCCATTCCCGAATCGTAAACTGATCATCCCACACAACCATGACGCTGTGGGCCACCGCGTCCGCTGTGGTCATGTCCAATCCGGCCGCACGTGCGCGGAGTCTGGCATAACCTCGGGCCTTGTCCTGCGACCATCCCAACTTGGACGGTACGTCAGCCAGCATGCGCAGTCGTGCGGCACCACCGGTGATTATGCGCCCAGTGGCCAGGTTAGTGCCTTCCCATCGTGCTCTGGCTCGCGCACCGAACCGTTCGGAGCCAGGCGTGATGCGGTCGATGCGCACTCTCGAGAGTCGTGGACTTCCACCGATGCGCACGAGATAGACGGTGCCGACAACCATGTCCTTTTCCTTCATGACCCTCTCCTTTATTCACAGCCGGAAATCTTGACCAGCACGCCCATCAGCATGCCAATCGCCACACCGAAGATCCACGCGGTCACGACGAGCCATGCCATATCGTTTTTGTTGATCACGACATCCCTCCTACTTAAGCAGCAAGTACGTGGTGGTCTGGCTATCGTCTTCTTCGAAGTCCTCGTCCTCTTCGGTGACGACGGAGTAGCCCGAGTTGCTGTAGGCACTCTTCTGGACTTTCACTTCTTCCGTATCGCCCCTCAGCGGCAGTGCCTGGGGTGTGTGCGAATAGTCGCCGTAGTCGGTCGAGAAGATCACCAACGCGTCTGGCTTCTCGCCTTCAAGAATTTCTTGCAACCGCGCGACAGTGATCGTGCGAAGGGTTCTGCTCATGGCCATCTCCATCATCATCATCTAAAGGTTAACGCGTGATCTTGATTGTGGCGTATACCGTCTTGCCGATGCCGTCACCAGATCCGTGAGCCACCACAAAGTCCGATGGCCCACCCTGCGAATCTTTCCATTCCTGGACCGCGTAGGGGAAGCCGAGTCGGTTAGCTTCGGCAATAGCCTGTTCGAGTGTTTGCTTTTTCATTTTAGTTCCCCGACATTCGGTCTGCGTAATCGTTTACCGGCTTCAGATCGTCTTCGAGGTTCGTGGTATAGTCGTTGATGACATCCCAGCCGTCGTTGCCGTAGACGAACCGTACCCAGCCGTGCCGCTTACCGTCGATAGCGGTGCCGTCATCAGCGGTCGTCGCCGTGTTGAAGATCTCGAGATAATCCTCGTCGGTCTCCATCAACTCGGCGAGGATCTCGGTAGCTGACAGCGTCGGGAGCTCTGGCCGAAGCGACTCACCGTCATTCACCCGGAGAGCACATCCCAAACCAAGGAAGATCTTGACGACCTTCTTGACGATGGTTGCTTCGAGTTGAATGCGACGGCAGGTCTGGCAACCTGCTGGAAACGTCTCGTTGTTCTTGTGGTTCGCGCAACGTGCTTTCGTCATGGTCGGTGCTCCTTGATAAGAAAGGTTAACGGTTTGGGTGAAGGAACGACGGTCCGTCTAGGACCGAACCCAGGCAACCAGCTTCCGATACTCCTCATCCGTGGCGAACGTCTTCTCTTCTTCGGTCAGATTGGCCCACGTGTATTCGATACCGTCGAACGAATACTTCAGGAACCGCTTGACGATGCTCTGGAGCTCCAGTGTCATCATCGGCTTCAGTTGCTGTTCCAGTTCGGCGGTCACAATCACGGACGTGCCTCGGCCAGCGAGATCAGCGATGGTCCATCGACGGTCTGCCGTCCAGTGAGGATTTTCGGTCAACGCCTGGATGCGCTTGAAGAGATCGAGCAGTGTCTTGTTCATGGTCATGGTCATTCTCCTTTGCACACGAGTTCCACATCGTCCCATGCAGACCAATTCAACTTCTGGTGCTGACCGTCGAATTCCGTATCGACGGTGATGGTCCCATCGCGTTCATTATGCACACCGGCCACCGTCCGGAGCTCGTGGTCGCCGTCGATGTTGCGCACCAGGATGAGATGACCCGGCTTGAGATTCCGAATTGAGATACGCATTGCATCCTCCTAGCTGGTAATCGGTGGCCACTCGATGAATTCGACTTCCTCGAGATCATCCTCGGTGATCTTGTGCAACGGAACCTCTTTGATCAGGAAGAAATTTTCCTGTGGCGGTTCCGTACCGGTCTTGATCACCTTCGGCAGAGTGACGACACGGACGCCGAATACGCCTTGGATAGTCGGGTCGGGCACTACTTCGATGAGTGCCACCATCCGACCGGTGTATGACGCGATGACGCGGCCGACGTGTCCGTTGATTCCAATCTTCATTATCGCACCTCACTGGTATCAGGTATATCCAGATTGTCCAACGTCTCTACGAGTGTTTCGAGTTCGTCGCGCGTCTCTTCGAGCCGGTCCATGTGCTCCTCTTCCTTGGAGCTCAAGTCAGATCTCCTTCTGACAGATCGGCGATCATCATGCAAGTTCATGATCGTCTCCGCAGCGGTATCGCACGCGTCTTGCACGGCAGAAAAACAGTTGATGGACTGGTTCAGCAGCCGATGGGCCGCACGCATCACCTGCACGCGTTCGTTGGCGGTGAGCGAGCGTTTGTGCAGCAGACGCGTCAGTGTCTTGTTCGTCATGGCCATCTCCTTCTTAACGGTTACGGCGATTAACGGAATGTGAGCCGGTGCAGAACGTCGGCACCTCAACGTGCGAATGTCCACCCAAGGAGAGGATGAACAAGGTCGCGAGTACAAGGAAGCCGTGGAAGCGATTGCGCATTGAGAAAGTGGTCACCATTGTCATCATCTCCATCATCAACGAGTTAACGATTCGACCTTTTCGTTTTGGTCCCGCACTGCGTGCAGGCTCCGGCGTGCGCATCCGCTGCGGTCAGTTCGGCGGTACAGCCCTTACAGAATGTTTTCTTCATTCATCCTCCGTCCGGCCTTGGAACCGGCAACCGCGAAATTGCGATTGGGATTTTACAGCCCACCGGTCTCAGTCCGGCAAGCTGTCCTCAAAATCGTTCGTCAGCACTTGGTAAGGTGCGGCCACTGTAGGCCTGCTGAACAGAAACGAAGTGAAGTGCGTCGGCCACTCTGGCGTCCCACACCGGTAGGATCCGGTTTGTTGGAACGCTTCAGGTCTGCTGCTGTCCTCGGACAGTCGAGAGCGTTTCGCGATTTATGCCGTGTGCCACTTCGCACTCACCGTGCATTTCGGGCAGGCAACGCTATTCCGCTGTTCGGCCGGGTGAACGCACCCGACAGCTTTCTGAAAGCCTCTCGCTATTTTGTTTTCAAAGAACCGGTCCTGCGCTTACGAACGTGACAGCGTGGGTTCCGGCGTCGTCGCGGTCAGCAGGGGTACCGGGATTTACCGCATTGGCGCTGGGTGGCTAGCACTCTTGGCCGCGCACCCCGTATCCCCACTGCCCGACTATCAGAAATTATGCCCTAAAGAAAGGTTGCGTGGTGAAATAATAATCACCAAAAACATGGGACTTTCACTTTTATTTTCGCACTATTTAGGCCTGAAAATGGTAGTCCCGAATTCCCTAGGAAATTCACCACTTCGACACTGCCGAAAACCCGGCCAGACGGCCTTCCGGGAACCCGGCTTGAACGGAAAAATCCGATTACCCCCCCTTTTTCGAGGTGCGATTTTCACTGAAAATTCCCCGTAACTTGCATTATCAATCCACGGCATTTCGTCTGCGCACGCTGTCGCACCAACACCACCCGGCTCTCAGGATGGTTACGCAGAAACTTTTTTACCGTGTCCTCAGTGCCACCGGTACGATCGCGATGCACCGCTGCAATCAGATAGTCGGCGTCGTGCGCTACCTTCGTGTTGCGCATGAACGGAGCGATGCGGCCGAAAGTTTTGTAGTCGGGGAAATGGACGATGAGCGTAAGACCGAATCGTTTGGCAAGCAACGGAGCCAGGCGATCTAAGCCTTGCTGTGCTCCGCCTGAGACGACCGCCGTGACGGTCTTTTTCTTCTGGCGGAGTGCTCGGCACAGTCGCACGAACGCGGCGATCCCGAGTTCGTGAGTCTCGAGATCATCTCTTCGGCGGGAGCCCACGATGCCGATCACGAGTTGGTTTCGCATCCTTAGTCTCCATCACCTCATCGAAAATGTACACTGGTACCCCGATTCGATCCCGAAGATAGTCGGCTGCTTCCTCAAACGAGATATACGAATTCTGCGTATGTGATATACGCCAGACGCCATCCTTTCCCTTTTTCATCTCGATCGGTATGATCACGGCTTCACCACGTGTGATTTGATCTCTGCCAGTTTCTGCTCAAATTCTTCCTTGGATACGTGCCGTCCGTTGATTCGGTACCACCGCAGACCGGGAATGTACTGCACGGTCTCATCGGCCGTGTACCCCGGTTGGATGTGCTCTCCACAGAGCCGGCATTCGAGATGTCCGATGTCGTGCGGTTCGTCGGAGTCTTCCCAGTACTCTTCACCGTCCTTCACCCAGATCAGCGTGGGCACCGTGTAGGTCCGTTGAGGATCGTAAGACGTAGCCGGACGATCTCCATCGTACCACCGGTGTTCGTGGCCAGTGGCATCTGTCAGAGACCATCGAATGTTCGGCCGATGCAGACTGGTCACATCTACGAGTTCGCAGCCGGATTCGAATTCATCTTGTCCGATCTTCATGGTTTCACTCCCAGCAGATAGACTTTGTAATCGCCCAGTTGTTCATCCACCACGCTGAACCCCCAGTGGTAGCGGGTATGGAGAAGACTTTTCCAGAACACCGATGGCGGCAGGTCCGTAGGATTGTCTACCCACGGCAAGAAAGTCAGTAATTGATGTTCGGCCACTGCAGAGGCTAACTGACTGACCACGCCATCAATCACACCCGGCTCCAAAGCCTTCGGCCCATAGACCGGGACCATCAGCATCATCAACCGTGCTTCGGGAATGGTATGAAGGTCGAAGACCGGGAACTCACGCGGGAATTCTTCCTCGAACCGATGCATCAGTCCGAGCACGAACCGTTGCATGGGGGTCATGACGTATGATCCTTGTTGGAGTCGCGTCGGCCTTTCACGTACCCGTCCATCTTCCCGAGTTGATACGCGGCCCACGCCACTATGACGATGCCGGCGATCGCTAACAAAATACTCATGCGTGTTTCTTCTTTCTGAACGTGAACGGCTGCCAACGCAGACCGTAGGTTCGGACATGGAGTTCCGGAATGCGAATGGGCATCACCAAGTCGGTTTCGACGTGCCCACTCTTGCAGTAGGTCCAGAGAGGAAGCTCCAGATCGAGTTTGCGGACCAGGATCTGGAGTTGATCGAGTGTGTCCGCGTGCTCACGCTTATAGTAGTATTTGCCTTCGGCGTGATGACTGTACAGGGCCCACCGCTGCATCCCCGGAGAGGTGATGGCCGATGCGGATGGAGGTATGGCCGTGAAAATAGGGGTGGGTCCCTCTTTCCATTTCTTTTTGGTAGGACTCGGCTTGAACGCCGCGAGTGCTTCGCGGATCCGTGCGGCACGAGCCAGATTCGAGTGACGAATCCGGGCACGGTGCTTGGCGGTTTGTCTGAATCCTTTATGTGGCATGGACCATGCGTCCTTGCCGAAACACCATGCATCGTGTCGGACGATCGCAGGTGTCGGTCAGAAACTCGAAGCCACAGCCCTTGCACTTGGCGTGCAGATGTGGGAAGGGTTCCGAGGTATGTGTCGTGCCATTGATAAAACCCGGAGATCCCTCGACGGGTACCACGGCGACACATGCGGACTCGCAATAGGCCATACGATAGCAGCCGACTTCATTTCCACAGGCCGGGCAGGGGTGGGTGAGTGCGGCGTGTTCATTAACAGTCATAAGGTTAGTCCACCACATCGGTTATGGTTTTGATCCCGTTGATGTATCGGGTCACGGTGCGTTTGCCCGCGTACCCGTTGGCTTCGGAGTAGCCGTGCATGACGAAGGAGGACCGATTCGGAAATTGCCGTTCCATGCACTGCTGGGTGATTGGCCCGATCTCACCCGGAGGAAGTCGCTTGGCGCTGGGCCGGTTGCAGATTCCATGACAGAGCACAAGATCGGTTGCGCGTCGTACCAGGACTTCCTCTTCTGCACCACATTTCGGACATTTATAGTCGTACAGCGGCATGATTACCATATCTCCTTTCGACGCCAGAGGATGCGCAGAACATCCACAGGACAAGCAAGAACTTATGCATGGGGCAGTGCTGGGGGGCCGAACTGATCCCACTTGATCTCCTTACAGTTTTCGCAAATAAAATCCCAGATAGGCATGACTACTCTGCCTTGAGGGTGAAGTGAGTTTCCGGTTTCACATGACCGATCTCTTGGGTACGACGTTCGAGCCGAAGGATTTCCTGTGTGTACATGGCGACCGCCACCGCGCGATTGTTGGCGGAGGCGGATACGAGATCCTCGGCCAGTTGTTTCGCTCGTCGGACTTTTTCCAGAGCCCCTCTGGCGATATCAGACAGCGGCAGCGTACCGAGCTCCGGCGTATCGGAGGATCGGAGTTCGATGAAGAGATCGTTTGAGGGAGTCGTCGTGCAGTGGATACAGAGGACGGGAATGGAGAACGTCCCGTTGAGGACGAGTTGGAGCGTGGACGCGGTGCGGACCATCTCATCGAGTTCTTTGGCATGCATGGTAACTCCTTTAGGGCTGGGCCAATACGGAACCAATGGATATCAGTTTGGCGATCGCACGATCGCGTTCCCCGGTGAGTCGTTCGATCTCGCGTTGTGGGGAGTGATAGTGCGTGGCCGGGTTGTGCCGGCAGGCAATGAAGCGTTTGCAGGCGTCCAGTTCCACCGCTGCATCGCGTGTGGGTGGTGTGTACCCTTCCGGCAGCAGGCGATAGAGATCTTCATCATCCATCCAGCATCGGTCATCGCCTCGGGCATCGCGATGGGTACGAATCGCGTGTTGCAGAATGGTGAGCTCGCGGGCATGATTGAGGGTCCGGCCAGATGCCGCGTACCACGAAGCTTCGGCAATGGTCCGGGTGATCATGCGCGGATGGCCGACGAGTTTGCAGCCGAACTCGCGCCACCACGCTTCGAACGCGTCCGTCTCTGGACTGTTGATACCAACAGTGTAGGTAGGATCAGCCATGATGCATGTCCTTTTCTTTCTTTGCGGTGAGGACGGCCCAGGTCATGCAGGCGAGGAGTGCCAGTAGGACGGTGCCGTGCGTGAGTTTGCTAATCCATACTAACTTCATAGAAGTATCGAGCCTCCGTATCAATGGGCAGACCTTGTGCGTGTTGGCTGGCTTCGTACTCGTCGCGTGTGGCGGGACGATAGAGCACGATGAGGCAGGAGGTACCGGTCGAGGGATCGTTCGCTGGCCATGGGCCGAACGGTAACGGCAACGGGAACGCCGTGTACGAACAGATCACAATCATTCTTTGATCTCTTGCATTTCATGATACAGACGGATCATCGCTGGGAGATCCTGTGTCATGACGGCCCGATCGGCGCGTGCCAGCAGGTCTTCAATCACCGCACAGTAGAACGCTCCGGCCGGGCCAATCTCCTTTCCATAGCCGAGTAGCGTGCGTAGGCGTGCTTGTTGCTTCGGAAAGTCTTCACCCAATATGTTCATACACGTTCCTCCAGGCCGGAGATTGTATAGGTTTAAGGGTTAAACCGCTACAGGTTTGTTTCGGCCGGGAACCGGGGTGGGCGTGGGCGTGCGGAAACATGAAAAAGGTTAGGAAATACGGGGATGAATTGATGGATTGGCAGAATTCAAGTCAAAGAAGCGGTGTGGGGGGGGGTTCGCTGATTCGCTTGTCTTTCAATAAAAAAGAATACAGAAAAATCCTTAGGAATGAGATACTACTTAGATGATTGCGTCAGCAATTAATGGGTGTAACGGGTGCTGAGGTGCTGAGCGAGTGCTGAGAAAGAACGAACAAAGGGCCAAAACACGGGGGATATCCCCCCCATCACGATCTCGACTTGAATTGGGGAAAAATGGGGTTGGACTCAGCGGGCATGAAAATAACTAGCGTTAGATGTCAGGCGGTTCGGGGGTTTCTTCCGGGGTTATACTAGGTGGGGAACGACCCGACTCACGCATAAAGTGCGATGTTCGACACTGTCAAAACTCTATATATTTATGCGGTAAATTTCACGCATAACTATATAGAGTTTTCGCACTGCCAGAATCACTCATGAATGGTGCGTAAATTCGATGAAAACGCGAATCACAATCGTACGCAACACACGTGCACCAGGCATCACGCCGCGTTGCGGCAAGAAAAATAAAACACTGCAGGCCTGCATGAAGCCGACGCAACATTCCGGCCCATGTGCGTATGGCGTGCAGCGATCCAGCAACACGCGCACGGAGAAAAAACTCCATCACGTCTCGACCGTCACGAAACTCGAATGCGCGCAGATGATTGAGGATCCCGCATATCGAAAAAAACTCATGGCGGATCTCCGGGCACGACGGTTACGTCCAGCGGTGGAATGTATGCTCTGGTATTACGCCAAGGGGAAGCCGAAAGAAATGGTCGAGCACTCTGGTGTGCTCAGCATGCAGCAAGAACTCGCACAGTTGACGCCGCAAGAGTTGCGGGGTAGGGCTCTGGAAATAGCCTCCCTCCTCGCGCACGGCGGAAACACGAAGACCGGATAACCCCCGGTACAGGGACTCCCGGTAGAGAGGTAGGAGCATATCACATGAGCATTCGCGGTATCGGGGTAACACAGGACGGATATCTCCTACCTTCTTTTAATGCACGCGATCGCGTCATGTTGGCGCGTTGCCGTGGTGGCCAACTACTCTCGAGAGAAAGGAAACGGTAATGGCAAAGACGTTCCCCGTTACGCTCTATCACAAGGACACCGACGCGTTCGTTCGTTCGCAGCACAGCGAGTATCCAATCGTAGTGCAGACGCAAGAAGACTTTGATGCACTCGAACCTGGATGGTGCGAGGATCCTGTCGAGGCAGCGGAGTTCGGCAAGCCGAAGCCGGAAGAAATTGTTGACGAACTCGATGAGATGATCGCCGACGAAGAAAAAGAAACTGACAGCGCACCGAAGAAAAAAGTACGGAGGAGTAGACGGCCCTGAAATGCATTCGTGATTGCATGCCGTACCATCACGCACTGCAATTCAATTTTCAACAGGTGCCACTTTATGGCTGATGTCAACGGTCGCATTCGTGCCGGCGAAGTGGAAATAGAAATCCACTGCGACACCACGCAACTCGATGAGGCACTCCGCAAGATGGAGCTCCTGATCGCGAAGGCTACGCAAGCGCAGTCCCTTGGTGTCTTGCCGATGGGCATTCTCGCCGGCGTGATTGCCGGTTCCCCACGACGCCTGACACGGCGGTCACTCTTCGGTTTGGATTGGTTCAAATGACCTCGAATCTCTGGACATGGTTCGTCGCACATCCGGACGTGCTCCGCGCCTTCGTGGAAACGACAATCGCGTGGGAGATGAGTCGATGAGCGACGACTACTATCTGTTACCCTCCCGTCAACCGAATCGTTGGTTGTTGCGCGAAGGTCTGCACGCCTTGCGACGGAACCTGACCTTCACACAACCACGGCCGCTCATCGTGCTCACGGACGTTCCCGCACAATGTGAAGGACGAACCCTCACAGTACGTCGCCCCAATGTCACGGTTGGCCAGCACTGACCGGCTCCCGAGCTATGAAGAACTCTACCAAGAGATGCTACGGTACATGCACGCCATCGATCTCATCCGAAATTGTCAGGATGCGAAATGTACCTTGTGTCTCACCTGCATCACGGCGTTATACCCCCAGAAAGACCGCCCACTCCCTGATCCGCCGATTGCCGACGACGATCCGATTCGCATCTATAAACCATCACACAAAATTCGGCCGGTATCTGAAACCGTGCCCGTTTGATAAAGGACCCGACTCATGCCCGTCGCCCTTCGCGACTTCCTGAATCAACGCATCGATCAGAACGATATCATCGTGTATCCGAGCCATCACCTGTCACATGAATTTCTCGTGCGGGCGCAGGTGCAACAAATCGTCCTGGGTCGTGATCAGCAGGCTCCGCACGCCAATTACCTCATCGTCCAGCCCGATCACTCCGGTGATCCAGATCAGGATGGCGTGTTCAAGCCGGTCCGCATCTATCGGTACGACCGCGTCCTGGTAATCCAGAAAGGCGAATGAGCCGAACCTCTGCACTTCGTTCGAGGAATCCGGTTGCGGAATTGGCCGCGATTCAGGCGGAGCTCCATCGTCGGCAACATTTGTCGGATCCAGTCCGTTGGATGACTGACGTGTTGAAAGAGTTCTTGTGGTCCAAGCAACGGCTCATCGTGGAGTCAGTACAATTGAACCGCAAGACCGCCGTCCCGTCCTGTCACGGATCCGGCAAGTCCTTTCTCGCGGCACGCATCGCGGCCCATTGGATCTGTACCCATCCGATCGGTGAAGCCTTCGTGGTCACCTCCGCTCCGACGGCGAGACAAGTCCGAAACATTCTCTGGCGTGAGATCAATCGCGCGCACGGCAAGTCCAATCTCATTGGCCGCACGAATCAAACCGAGTGGTTCCTCCCCACCACGGCAGGGAAAGAGGAGCTCGTCGCGTTCGGCATGAAGCCGGATGATATGGATCCGGCTGCGTTCCAAGGGATTCATGCCAGATATGTGCTGGTGATTTTTGACGAAGCCGGAGGCATCAACAGTACCGCACTGTGGGAAGCAGCCGACTCGCTCATCGCCAATGACGATTCCCGGTTCCTCGCCATCGGGAACCCGGACGATCCCGAAACAGAATTCGCGAACATTTGCAAACCCGGCTCCGGTTGGCATGTCATTCCCATTTCCGCGTTCGATACCCCGAACTTTACCAAGGAGCCGGTCCCGGATCGCATCCGACCGTTGCTGGTCGGTCCCCTGTGGGTGGAGGAGAAACGCCGCAAGTGGGGCGAAGCGAATCCATTCTGGATCAGTAAAGTGCTCGGGCGCTTCCCCGACACCACCACCGATGGACTCATCCCGATCAAGTGGATCAAGAATGCGCAGCTGCGGGACTTGCCTCCCGCACTTCCCATCGAGCTTGGAGTGGACGTCGGCGGAGGGACCAACAACAGCACCTTCTGCGTACGACACGGTCCACGTTTCCGGATTGTGAAACGCACACAGACGCCAGACACCATGGAGACCTGCGGAGAACTGCTGGCCATTCTGGCCGCTGCCCCACCCGAGCAACTCATTACCAAGGCGAAGATAGATGAGATCGGCATTGGTCGTGGGGTGGTCAACCGTGCGGCCGAACTGAAAGTCTCACAACCGATCGCCAAGGTGGTAGAAGGTGTCAATGTCTCCAAGCCTGCGAAGGACAAAGAGCACTTCGCGAACATCCGTGCCGAAGGCTACTGGGGACTCCGCGAACTCTTCCAAGCCGGTCTCGTAGACATTGACGCGGATGACGACGATCTGGCCGCGCAACTCGTGGACCTGCGATACAAACGGAACTCACGCGGCCAGATTCAAATGGAATCTAAGGATGACATTCGCGCCAGAGGAAAACCATCACCGGATGATGCCGATAGCATGATGCTGTCGAATCTCGTGTACACCGGTGGCAATTCGGAAGTTCGTGTTCGCGAAGCGTGTTGGGGGTAATCATGGAACCGGTGATGATCGAGGACGAGGATCGTGCTTTCCTGCCACCCCATCAAGTCCGGGTGTTGGCGAAAGATCAACCGCAGTATCGGCCGTTGCCGTTGGTGCAACTGGATGGACCAGAGGGACGGTGCATCTCGAGATGGACGCTCACCTCGGAAGAACGTGATGCGCTCATTGCCGGTGCCGATCTCTTCATCGAGCAGCTGACCTTCAATCCCGGCTTTCAGAATCCCAATCAACTGTATCAACCGGTGCTTCCCACCGTCGGCCTGCGGGACTTCTGTCCCAAGGATTCATAGTCATGCCGGTAGACAGTACACGTACCGACTACGACGAGATGCGCGTGAAGTGGTCACGACTACGCGACTGCTTCGGCGGTCGGGACGCTATCCTCAAGGCTGGAGTTCGCTACTGTCCATCTCTTCCAGCGAAGGACGTGGCAGAGAATCAAGCCTACCGTGAACGGGGAAATTTCTACAACGCGGTCAAACGCACGACCGAAGGCATGACCGGGGCGATCTATCAAGAACCGGCTGAAGTCGAATTCCCGGAAGCCATCAAGACCTATCTCGACGACATTACACTGACCAACATTCCCTTCGAGATGTTTTCACAGGCCGTCGGCAAAGAGATCATGTTGGTCGGACGGTACGGCATCTTGACGGACATGCCTCCAGAACCGGTCACCGATGGTCGGCCGTACTGCGTGGGCTACTGTGCCGAAGACATTATCAATTGGCGTACCACCCGTATCGGTGGCGACGACATGCTGTACCACTTGGTGCTGCGTGAGCGAAAGGAAACGCCGGATCCCAAGGATCCATTCGTTTGTCTCACCGTAACGCAGTATCGCGTGCTCCGACTCGAAGCCGGCATTGCAACCGTCGAGTTATATCAGGAACAAGAGAAGACCGGTGGAGATCGCGAGTGGATCTCATTGGGGAGGACCACGCTCGTGCGTCGTGGTATTGCACTCAACTTCATTCCGTTCGTGTTCATTTGTCCGAGCAATGTCACGCCAGATCTCGAGACGCCGCCATTGATTGATCTAGCCGATGTCAATCTCGGACATTGGCGCAATAGTGTAGATTACGAATACGGCCTTCATCTTGTGGCCTTGCCCACACCATGGGTGGCCGGAGCAAAGAACTCCAGTACGGAACCGTTACCGATTGGTCCTAGCAAAGTCTGGGAGCTCGATCAGGGCGGGCATGCCGGCATGTTGGAGTTCACCGGGCAGGGTCTGGCGTCCATTTCCACCGCGATGAGTGAGAAGAAAAAGCAGATGGCCACGCTAGGTGCCCGACTGCTAGAGGATTCTGCAACCGTACAGGAGACCGCATCCGCCGTTCGTATGCGGCATGCCGGAGATGTGGCGAATCTTCGCACCATCGCGGGATCGATCGAACTCGGCTTATCAATGGTACTCCAGACGGTGGCCTGGTGGACCGGCACGGAAGACAAACCGGCCGATACCGAAGCCAGTGTCGAACTCAACAAGGAGTACCTGAACATCAAGGCATCCTCGCAAGACATTCAGGCGGCATTGCAATCCTTGCAAGAACACAAGATCAGCTATGCAACGTGGTACAACATTCTCAAGACCGGTGGATGGACACGCGAAGGGATCTCACCGGAAGACGAGTTGAAATCGATTGAAGCCGAAATCGCGGAAGAAAAGAAAAACAATCCGGAGCCTCAGCCACCGGTGGTTCCGCCGAAAAAGAAAACCATCACGGGTCCGGATGGTGCCGTCAAGTATCAAGTGACGGAAGAGTAACATGTTGAAACGTGTTGGTCCTCGAAAGTACGTGGTGATGAGTCAGGACGGAAAGAAACGTCTGTCCAAGCCATCCTCACGCGCCAAGGCGTTGAAACGACTGCGAACCATTGAGTACTACAAGCATCATCCGGAGAACGCATGATCATTCAAGGTGTGGCCGATTCGTTCCGTCTCGAGATCCTGCTCGGGATCCACGCCCCGTCCGACGTGTATCGTATGGCGCTGTACTCGTCCAAGGCCGAACTTTCTCCAGCGACCACGGTGTATACCACTGATGGGGAAGTGATCGGCTCACAAGGCTACGATGCAGGCGGTCAGGCCTTGTCGGGATATCAGGCCCAGCTATCGAACCGAGTAGCCTACCTAGATTGGGCGGATCCGCTCTGGCCGATGGCCACGATCACCGCACGCGGAGCGTTGATCTACAATGCATCCAAACAAAACCGAGCCGTTGCGGTGCTCGATCTCGGTCAAGACTACACGAGCACCAATGGGAACTTTCTGGTAACGCTGCCAGAGCCCACGTCACTTACAGCGTTGATAAGGATACGGTGAAAGACATGGCTGAAGTCGCGAGGCTGGAAATCGTGATGGACGATGCTGGACGTGTGTCGGTCTCTGGGTGCATCGACAACAAGCTGATCTCCTACGGCTTGCTTTCGATCGCGAAAGATGTCGTGCTCGAACGAGCGAAGTCGATGGAACAAAAAGTTCAACCAGCCAGTGTCGTGGACATGCATCTGGTGAACGGGAACAAGCGAGGCTCCTAATGCCGCGTGCATCACTCGTTCAAGTCGCGCCGGATTCTACAGGCAAGAAGATTTCAAACTTGCAGATGGAAGTCCTGCAAACGGATGGTTCCATCGCGACCGTTCAACTGCAGATCATTTCGATTGCAGACGAAAACGGGAACCCCATGCGCGTGGTCGAGTCTCAGGACGTCGCGCAACAGATGCTTGACGAGATGCGGGCGACGCGGATCGGTATGCAGATGCTCGTAGAGTGGTTACACCCGATGTCAAACATGATCCAGCCGACACAATTACAGCCTAGACAACGTGGTATGCTCGGTCATGTCTTCCAGGCACCAATTCCATTGCAGCCAGAAGAGAATGATCTTCTCGAGATGGCACAGAACATGCGCGATGACGAAATCACGTAAAGGAGATTGAGATGCAGACACAGATCGTTGGTACCGCCAACCCCGGTGCGATTGCACCTGCTGCACAAGCTGTCGATCCGACGTTCCTTGCAGCACGTGTTGCGTTGCGTCCATTGGAATATGCGGGATTCGGACGAACGCTTGGTCACTATCGAGTGGCGGCATCAACGTCCGCGATCGCACCAGCAGCAAACTCCGTCATGATGAGTGCGAGATGGACGGATCAGACGTCCTTGTTCGTACTCACTCGGTTGCTCGTCGGCGTAACGGTGGTGACAGCCGTTACTGCCCAGAGACAGGACCCGATCGTCGCCACCATTCATCGCGCGTACATCGTCAGTGAGACCACCAATATTACGTCGATCGTGCCGACGGCCAATAACCAAAAGATGCGTACCAGTATGGGTACATCTGGTGCGGCGCAATTGGTCGTGGCATCGGCTGCAGCCGGGATCACTGGAGGTACGTCAACGGCGGATGCGCAGGCGTTTGGTCAAACGTCTTTGTCTCCGGCACTCATCGGTTTGGGTACCGGAGTTCCGATGCAAGAACTGTATGTGTCGGACTCACTCTACGGTCATCCTCCAGTACTGACGATCGCTGAAGGTCTGAAAGTTCTGTGGGGACCGACTGCACTTGCTACCGGAACTGTGACGGTCAATCTCGTGATGAGTTGGGCGGAAGTCGTTCTATTTTAACCGGGGGAATCCCTGAGATGGCACAGAGTATCAACCGAGGTGACATCGCACTGGTCGTCGCCCAGAAAATTTTAGGCAGCGAGCAAGTAACACAGACTGGGCTGAAGGATGATAGTGAATTGTTTGTTACCGTTGAATCTTTTCGGCGGTATACTATCAACGCGTTCGTCCTCTTTCAGCTGTTTGGTACTACGTCGGGATACAAGTTCAAGTTGAATCCTCCAGTCGATGCGTTGGCTAGCCAGTTTGCGTATGAAGTGATTGATTGCGTGACGTCTGCGTTCGTGCGTGCGCAGTTGAACGGTACGATGGCTGGCGCTCTCCCGGTGATTGGTCAGCACATACTTCGGATTTCCGGGCATCTCGAGATGGGCCCGACCGACGGTGTACTGCAGTTTCAGTTCTCACAGAACGTGCTCGACGCGGTGAATCAAATCAGCGTGCGGAAGAATTCGTTCCTCGAAATCAACTGCTTCGGGTAGGAGCTCTCGATGGCCTTACTGGTTCCGAACGTCGGCGAAGATGTAATGTTACAGAACATCCTTAATAAGACTGCGCCACAAAACGGTCGATTGAAATTGTTCACTAATAACATCACACCATCGGAGACCGACACGTTTGCCACCTACACCGAAGCGACCGGCTTTGGGTATGCCGATATCTTGCTGGCTCCCGGCTCATGGTCTATTACACCGGGATCACCAACCAGTGCGGCGTATCCAGAACAGACCTTTACTTTCACCGGTGCGCTGGGCAATGTGTATGGATATCTCGTGAACCAAACCACCAGTACAATCCTGATGTGGGTGGAACGGTTTACGAACGGTCCATATAACATTCAGAACAACGGGGATCAGATCAAGATCACATTACAATTCACCGGAGAGTAGCATGTTCATACCGCGTGAAGGGCAGTGGGTCAAGGTCAAACACGTAGTCGGTATCTGGTACAAGGGTCAGTTTCACGAAGTGAACGAGACAGGTGAAACGGTTCGAGTACTGAATGCCGATATGAGCGCATTGACTCCGGTGACAAACGTCAAAGATCTACCGTTGTCGCGCCGGACACATCTACCGTCGAACTACAATCCACATACAAGGACTCCTCGATAGATGCTGCTCGATCTTCGGTCGCTCGACGAAGTCGCTGCTGGCGGTACGGTTTTCGCGTACACCGGCTCCGGTGGGATCACATTCGGTGGTGTGGCGACCACTGCACCGCGATTCACCTATGCGTATTTCCCCGGACGTCTTATTGCGACGCACGTTGATGCAGATTTTAATTTCGCAACATTCGATACGTTCGTGCTCAACGACGGTTCGGTTCGAAGCACGGAACAGTTCTCCGTTGGACTCAGTGCATCCGGTCCGGGGATCACGCAGTCTATTGGTTGGGTCACGGCCGCAGGATTTCCCGGTCTCGGAGCCGATCTTAGTTTCCCACCCAACAACACATTTCCGACTCCGCAGCGATTACTGATCTGGGCACGACATGATGAGAATCGAACCACTGTATCGCTTCGAGTTTGGATTCAGATCTATGACGTAGCTAATAGTCTGAAAGAAGAACTTGAATGTTCGCCTACGGGACTAACGGTTAGTTTCCAACCAGAAGGTTCATGGATTCCCGTTATCATTCCGCCATTGCCGGCATTTTCCGTTGCCGCTGTTGAAGACGATCGTTTCGCTATTAAACTGGAATTCACTAACGACGATCATTCCGGATTCAGCACCAACGTCGTTCTCATTGTTGGGCAGCTTCCGGTTGCCGAGGCAGTATCGGGCATTGCCGTCACGGCTCATGCCTTGCGAGGTTTCTGGTTCACCGGTGCGGCTACACTCAAGCGTACTTTCGCCTACGCAGTTGCTGCTGCCGGCATTACCTTCGGTGGAACCGGAACCGTCAAGCTTACCAAGGCTTATGCTGTCACGTCCGGAGGCATTACTTTCGGCGGTGCTTCGACCTCTGCACAAGGACATGCATGGGCCGGAACCGGTGGAATCATATTCAGTGGGCACGCTACTGAGAAACATGCGACCGCGTACACCGTGGTCACGGGTGGAATTGTTTTCTCTGGTATCGCCACCACGTCAACCACAGCATCCGGTGCGTTCAGCTACGCTGGATCTGGAGGCATTCGGTTCGGTGGCGCAGCAACGATTCGTCGGATCGAAGTCGATCAGCCATCACGCGGATGGTTCAGATATCGATTCGATCTCCGTGCCAAAGTCATCACGCCAGAAGATCTTCGACTGGCGATCAGTTCGGCATCGGCGTCAGCTTCGGCATCGGCACCGATATCAGGGATTGAAGTCGTCGCGGAGCTCGTTCCAGCGCGAGGATACGCTGACGTTTCTATCTCGGTATCGGTGCCGTTGTCGGATGTTGACGCCGATCTCGAGATTGGGATTATTCGTGTTGTTGCTGAAGCAACGGTCGTCAATACCGGAATACAGTCCAATCTCGAGATCAGTGCATCCGGAGTCTCGTCATCGGCCAGAGTATCTGTTGTCGGTGTTGTGGCAACGTGCATTACCGGCATCGTTTCAGTTTCCATTGGTCCGGATGAAGTACTCGACGAACTGCTCTTCCTGCTGGAAGTAGCTTAACCGAAGGAGAGAATGTCATGGCACCACTCGCAGCCGTCATTGAGTCGCTGGACAAAGTCGCTGAGCCGTTGCGTCAGTACTATGAGCAGAAAGACGGAAAGTTTCATCTCACGTTGGATGGGACTCCACAGGGATTCGTCACTGCGGCGGATCATGCCGTGCAGTTGGGCAAGGTGGTGGAGTTTCGAGACAACAACATCAAGCTGAAGAAAGAAGTGGACGATCTGGCTCCACTCAAGACGAAGTTCGAAGGCATCGATCCCGAGGAAGCCAAGACGGCGATTGCCAAGGTCAAGGAGTTGGGAAGCAAGGGTGTGACCAAACCGGATGATATCGCGGCATTGGTGGCTGAGGGTGTCAAGGCAGCAACCAAGCCATTGGCTGACCAAGTGGCATTGATGCAAGCCTCTTCAGTGGCCGATCGAAAGCGTGCGGATGATGCCACATTGCGTCAACATGTCGGTGAGAAGTTTGTCAAGATCGGTGGTGTTCCATCGGCCATGGATTTCATCATTGGCAAAGCCTCATCTTCTTTCGAAATCGTTGACGGAGTGGTCAAGGCGAAGTCCACTCAGTTCAGTTCCGAACGTCCGGGAGAACCACTGACCGTCGATGAGTGGTTGTCTGCGCAGACCAAGGAATCTGATTTTGCATTCAAAGCGTCGGCAGGTGGCGGTGCCGCCAACGTCGGCGGACCCGGTGGTCCAGTGCTGAAACCGGGTCAGACCTTGCTCAAGGATCCGACGCCGCAGCAACTCGGGGAGTTTGCTGATGCGATTCGGAAGGGTACCATGAAAGTCGTGTACTCAAACCAACCGGTCAACGCGTAGTTCGTCGCTCGTTGTATTCGGGGGATCTCAACCCGGTGGGAAGAGATCCCGGTGTGCTCTCGGTGAGAGTGCACCCGGCTCCGGTGGAGTCGCTTTGATTCGAACGTAATCGTTTCAGTCAAGGAGATTTCACAATGGCAGGTGCACTCGTCACAACCAACATTCTGGGCACGGTCGTGGCCATGGGCTTGGCGACACTCCGTGAACAGGTTGCTCTCTGCAAGATTGCCAATCGCGACTATGAACAGTTCATCACGGCAGCCAAGCGGTTTGCAACCGTGAACGTTGCCGTGCCCGCACTCGTCACGACACGCACGGTCGCACCGGATGTCGTGCCTCCGGCCGTCACCGCCGTCACGCCGACCAGCATCCCGGTCTCTCTCAGCCAGTGGAAGGAAGCACCATTCGCGATGGACGACAAGGGTCTGTCGCAGGTGGACAAGGGCATCCTGCCGATGCAGGCTGCAGAAGCCGTCAAGGCACTGGCGAACGGCATCGAGGATTATCTCTGGTCGTTGTACCCGGCTTCGTACGGGTTTGCCGGAGTGGCCGGTACGACTCCGTTCAGCACGGATCTGTCGGCCTACCTCGATGCTCGCAAGGTGGGCAACAACCAGTTGATGGACATGGATCCTCGGTATGTCGTCATCAACAGCGACGCTGAAGCGAATGCACTCGGTCTGCGTGCATTTCAGGATGCGTCGTTCCGTGGTGATACCGACGGCATCATCAACGGCCAGATCGGACGCAAACTCGGTGCGCTGTGGATGATGTCCCAGCGTGTGCCGAGTCATACCACCGGTACCTACGCGTATCCTGGAACACCGTATGAGATCAATAACGGTGCCGGTTACGCAATTGGTATCAAGACCGTGACGGTGGACGGTGGTGCTCTCGGCACGCTCGTGGCCGGAGACATCATTCAGTTCGTCGGTCTGACCGGTACAACCGGCCATGCGCAAACGTACACGGTCGTCAGCACTGTGGGTGGTTCGACCATCACCTCTATCACGTTCGAGCCGGGTCTCGTCGTGGCAGTCGTGGACAACGAGGACATCGCGAAAAAGGGCGGTCATGTACTGAACTCCCTCATTCACCGCGATGCCATTGCGTTCGCTATGGCTCCGTTGCAGGATACAATCATTGTGCCTGGTGCGACCACTCAGGCCGTTGCCATCGACGAAGTCTCCGGTCTGTCGCTCCGGTTGGAAGTCACGCGTCAGCATCGTCAGGTGCAGTTCTCGTACGACGCACTCTACGGTGCTGCGGTTCCTCGGCCCAACGCGTGGATTCGTATCGCCGGATAGCGGTGAACGTGGCAGGTTGAATTCAATCTGCTGCCTTCATTTCAGAAAGGGAGATAACGTTCATGGCCGACACACGCATGTTACCAGAAGGCAAAGGTGGCCTTCAGGGACGATACATCAACAACATCCTTGTCGAGTTCGGTATCATCAAAGCGTTCAGACAGCGTGTTCTGACCGCAGACGTGAACACCGGTCTCGGCATCACTGCGACGCCAGCATTGCCGGGAGTGCGGTGGAGACTCGTTGACCTGATCATGATCGCGATCGGTGGTGCTGCATCCGGTGCCACAGATGTGCGATTGCTCGGTACGAGATCCGCTGCGTCGGTTGCACTCGGTATCGCAGCCGTTGCAGGCTTGACCCAGAGCACGGTGCTTCGACTCGGGACTCCGTTCGCTACGGCAGGAACGGCGTCCATCGTGGCATTGGCGGATGGTGCATCGTTTACGCAGTTGGACGCCAACACAGCCATCACCGTCGGCAAGACTGGTGGTTCGTTGGCGACATCAACGGCAATCGATGTCATCCTCCATTACGTGGCTGATCCGGCTTAACGTCGATGGCACCGGCAGCATTGGTCACCACGGCTGGAGCATCGAACGCAAACGCGTACTGTACGCTTGTGTTCGCCAACCAGTACCATGAAAATCGTCCAGCGGCAGGCACCACGTGGGCGACAGCGACCGATCCACAGAAGAACGCCGCTATTCTGTGGGCCACTCTTCTCATGGATAGGCTGTGGGAATGGACAGGCTATCCGACTGATGCCATTCAAGCACTCCTCTGGCCGCGTGGAGGAATACTCAAACTCAATGGCTGGGAGTACGTTGCTTTGGACGTCATCCCAGTCGAACTTCAACAAGCTACAGCGGAGTACGCGCGCCAGCTGTTGGCATCAGATCGGACCGGAGATTCCGATATTGAGACACAGGGGATCACGTCCATCAAGGCCGGATCCGTTGAACTGACGTTCAAAGACTCGGTCTACGCCAAGGCTGTTCCGGACATTGTGTACAACCTTATTCCATGCGGATGGGGTTATCCACGAAGCCGGGAGTCAGGCGTACGATCGTTGATAAGGGCATAACCTCATGGCACGATTTCGACAGGGAGTCCGGTCTTCCAACGTCACGTCGGCTCAGGCCGTATTGGAGATCCTTGCCGGCATCAAGGGATGCCGTGTCAGGAACTTCAGTTTCACCGTTGCTACGGCTGTCACCGGGGTGTTTGGTATTGGAAAACCGGCAGCGGCCGGAATCACTCCAACGACCCCTACAGCCTTTCTTGCGGTTGATGGAACGTCCGGTGATCGCAGTCTGACAACCATTGCTCTTGCATGGGGTACCAGTCCGACTGCGCCCACCACGTTCTACGCCAGAACAGGCGTCGCGGGAACCGTTGGTGAGTTCCGGGATCTAATCAACGCACTTCAGCATGGTGGCATTTGGATTCCTCCCAGCACCACGTTGACGCTACATAACATCACTGGTGGTCCAACGTTGGACGTCACCATTGAAATTGACGAGTAACGATTCGTGAGTTTCCTCGATACACTTCGTTCGGGTATTGCGTTGGCCAGGACCTTGACCGACAGTTTACAAACGACTGTCACGCAGGAAGTCTCTGCCGGTCAGGATCTACGAGGCAAGCAGATATACCCAACGATCGTTAGCCAGAAGGCTATCGTGGAAATGCGTCAACGTGCCATCAAGACTTCGAATGGCGAAAGCGTTATTGCGCGAGCGTCCATTCTGTTTCTTGACCCGGCCGTGGTCGTGAACTACACGGATCGTTTAACTCTACCGAATGGATACAGTGGACCGATTCTCGAGATCGAGGGGTTCATGGATCCTGGTACGCAAAAACCGATGCTCACTCAGGTGTACCTTGGCTGAGGACACTCTGAAGGGCATTACGGAAGTGCTCTCCAATCTTCGGAAGCTGCATGACTACTCTCCGAAAGAAATTGGACGATCGCTGATGGAAGAAACTCAAGTCGAAGTAAAGGAGTGCCAACGACGATCTCCCGTACTTTCAGGTACCATGCGTGACGAGATTCATGCTGAGGGACCGAAAATGGACGGGAAGGAAATCACTGCGATTATTACCACTGGTCAGAAGTCGATTGACTATGCCTTGCAGCAGCATGAGGATACGGAACTCATTCATGCCGTCGGTGAGGCAAAGTTCATCGAAGGACCGATCATGGAGTCGGCTCCCCACATGGCAGCCAGAGTGGCCCACCGGCTCGATTTCTCTGGATACAAGAAGTGACTCATGTTCACTGATGATCTCGTAACCATTCTCGTGAATGCCGGGGTTGGCCAAGCAACTATTAATATCTTCGTCGGAGCGAAGGTTGCACTGCCGATCGGTCCCGGTCCGTTCCTGACCATCAGAGAGAACGGCGGTTCATCTCCAGAGGGTACGCATAACTCTGTTGGTGTCCCGGCCTACGTGCGTCCGTCCGCACAAATCGTTACCAGAGCCGAGGATCTGGCTGATGCTCGATTGATGGCTCAGAAAGCCTACGATGCATTGTTTCCAATTCGGAATCAGTTCATCAACGGAACGTTCTGGCGTCAAATTACGATCCGGCATGAACCGGGTGAGCTCGGTGAAGACGAAAACGGACGACCGCGTATTTTCTTCAACATTGACTGCATCAAGCGTTTATCGTCCGCAACCAGTTAAGGAGTACACATCATGGCCGCTACGGTCAATTCCACACTCTTGGCAAGTTTCAAGGCTCTGCTCGCGAATTCGTTGGGTCTTGCATCCGGTTCGGCTTCTGTCGATATCGGTTCACCGATCAGCGTGACAAGTGGTACGGGAGCCGGTCAAGCTGATCGCATCTACACGGATGCGGCCAAGTCCATTTCGGCTGCATTCGACTACGATCTGTCCGGATCACTGCTTGATGCCTTCGGTGCCGCGTTTGTTCTGGCACGAGTTCGTGCGCTGTACGTCAAGGCAGCCGATGCCAATTCCGGTAACGTGATCATGGGCAACGACGCGGCATCACCGTTACTCGGTTTTGGTGCGATCACGCACACCTGGGCGATCCCACCGGGTGGATTTTTCTACGTTTTCAACCCGAGTGCGGCAGGCTGGCCGATCACCGCAACCACGGCAGACATTCTGCAGTTCACTCCGTCGGCCGGTACGCAAGTGTTTGATCTGGCCATCCTCGGCGTCAGCGTGTAGTCGTGGACTTCAGTTCATGGCCCACCGACACAAACGAGCTTATGGTTCGTTTAAACGGTTGGTGGTCTCGAAGCACCTGGTTGTTTTCTAAGGAGAAGAGTTCATGTCGAATGCCGTTACCACAACGGGAATCCTGATCAAGCGAGCGTTGTTCGCGACGCCTACCGTCTATACAACGATTGGCGAGATCACGGAAATCGATCCCGGATCCATCAGCAGAAACAAGATCGAGACGTCCACGCATAACGACGGTACCGAATCGCACGTGCTCGGAATCCTTCGTCAAGCCGATCCGACGTTCAAGATCAACTACGTCGCAGGCGATGCCACGCATATCGCGTTGCTGTCCGACATCGCCAACAACGTCAAAAACAACTGGCAGATCCTATTCCCGTCTCTCAAGACTCGAACGGGGTTTGCGTACGTGCAGATGTTCAAGTTTGACGTCGCACCGGTGGACGGAAAACAGGGTGCGTCGTTGGCCATCACGTGGGCTGGAATCGTGGCGGAGGCGTAAACATGAACTCGAACAACTTATCCGCAGCCGATATCGACGACGCTGCGGATCTCGAGACCAAGGATGTCGGCGTTCCCGAGTGGTCCAAGGAAGGGAAGCCGGGTTTGATCCGGCTTCATCAACTCAATGCAGAGGAGTCCAACGCGATGTACGCGTTGATTGACCTGCCTGAGCACAAGAAGGATGGGATGTTTCTCATTCTGATCTACTGCGCACGCGATCCAGAAACCGGCATTCGACTCTGGCCATTCGAGGGGACGCCGGAAGAACAGCACGACCAGATCGTTGGTCATGTTCGACGTCTGAAGAAGAAAAGTGCGCGTGTCATGAATCGACTTCAGAAGGTCGCGTTGCAGTTGAATCGGCTTCGTGATGCCGACGAGGTGACCTTAAAAAAGGACTCAAGCGAGGCGGTGACCGGAGATTCGCCTACCGACTCGCACGTCAGTTAGGTCACATCGATCCCGATCGGATGTTACGACAAATCCCCGCGTGGAAATTCAAGGAGTGGAAAGTCTTTGATGAGCTCGATCCGTTTCCGGAAATGCGTGCAGACTGGAACGCTGCCCATGTCGTACAGTACCTGTGGCGACTGGCACGGGATTCACGCTATCCAAACGGTCGTCCACTCCGAGACTTTCTTCTGACATTCGGGGATACACCTAACCCAGATCAGCAACCTCAAGGTCAGTCGGTCGAGTACCAAGAGATGCTGATTGACGGTTGGATCTTAACGAGCAACGCGGTGCTACAGGCCAAGGGAGTTCACTAAGGTGGCTATTGACATTGGTGCCATTCAGGGCGTAATCTCACTCAAGGACGAGTACACCGAGACCTTAGAGAAGGTCCACAAAAATCTCGAGACCTTCGGCGGTGAGCATACGGCTTGGGTGCAGTCTCTTGTCAGTGGACAGGGATTGGTAGCCACTGCTTTCGTAGCGGCCGGAGCCGTGATCGGAGCCGAACTCATCGCACTCGGGAACGAAGCCGAAGTGATCGGTGCCCAGATCGGTCGCATGGGACTGATGTTCAATGTCCCTGTCGGAG